AACAGAGCCCCCGTCCCCACCGCAAGATGCCCAGTTGCTAGCCGACATGAAGGACATGAGACGGGCCATCAGCTTCGCCGCTCAGCTTCTGCGGGACGAGCTGGGACCCGGCGGCCTTATGCAAGACGAATCCGAGTCCGCAAAGTATGGCTGGGAATCGGATGGCTGGAGTCGGCCACTACTGTTCCGATGATTCCCCTGTACTTCTGGCGGTATCCGAAAGGGGTGAGTCGGGATGTTGAAACATCTGAGCAAGTTGATCATCCGGCGGCCTAAACCGCCGAAGTTCATCGTCCAGGTCCAATACCGGCGAGTAGGTTCAGCGAACTGGTTCAACCATGGCCCGCTGACCGTATTAGCCCACGATCACCTGCAAGCAGCGTCGATCGTCCTGGCCGGATACGTTGTCGAACCTGGCTCCCGGCTTCTGATCTGGGCTCCGCAGGATAAGCGGCCCCGTGCATTTCAGCCGGGCGGAGACGGATTCTGGGAAGACACCCAATGGATGGCATGAACGCAGCATGAAGCCCCCCAGGATCAGGGAAGAATCCTGGGGGGCTTCGCTGTGTTCAGTGCGCTCGACGAGCTTGGGCCAGCCGCAGCACCGCGAACGCGAACAGAATTGACAGGGAGCTGGGATCGTCGCCCAGGTTGCTCATGCCCACCTGATGTATGGTCGCGGCGACAAGGGTCGGGTCAATCCCTTTGACCAGTGACCCTTCGGCCATTTCGATCAGTTGCTGAAGCATGCCTTCGATCTCAGCGATCTCAGCGATCTCCTGATCGGTGTTGAACTGTTGCTGTGTCAGCATCAGGCATTCCTTTCCCGTAGATCCAACTTGTTGAACGACCGGCAAGTGTCACAGACGTGCTGGCTTCTCTCACCCGGGCGGTAAGCCCCCCAGAGGCTCACCAGAGCCCCGCAGCGCAGCAGTGGTAGGTGAGCATGCCCCCATCGGCGACAGCGGCATCTGGCCGTTGATCCGAAGGTGCTCATGCCCACATCATCCAGAGCATGGCAACCAGCATGCACATCATCCCGGCCATGAACGACAGGATCATCGGCACCAAAATGAATAACTTCATGACAGGGTGAAGGTCGCGATCAGGATGCTCATGCCCGCCAGGAGCGAAGCACCCCAGGCCGCGAAAGCCATGGCCATCTTCTTGCAGGGGACATCTATGTCGATCTCGTCCGCCCGATGCCCGTCGAGGTGATCATCGACCAGGTCCATGTTGACTCCTTAAGTCCCTTTTGCCGTTATCATCGCAAGCATGGCTTTGGTGACTGTGACGCTGCATGGGCAGATCCTCGACCCTGATGGGCTGACCCCAGCCGTCGGGACGGTCAGGTTCCAGATCACCCAGGAGCTGCGCGACACCGTCTCCAATGTCATCTACTCGCCGACCGAGTTCATGGTCACCCTTAACGGAACCGGCGAGTTCACCATCATACTACCCACCACCGATAACGCCCAGATAACCCCCCTGGACTGGACGTACCGAGTCGTCGTGGCCACGGATGTGTGGACAGAGACCTTCCGCATGTCCCTACCAGGCCCAGGCCCCATCGTGGAGTTCGCTGATCTACTGCCCCCCGTTTCGGGCAATGGATCCAGTTGCACCCCCGACGGCACAGCCTGCGCACCCATCAGCCACACCCACGAAGACTTCTTCATCGAAAACCTGACCGTCCCCGGCACCACCACCACCAGCTACCAGGGCATCACCGGAGACATCACCAGATTCATGTCTACCGCCCTGTCAACAGGTGTCACCTCTGGTGGGGCCATCACCATCAACGCCAACCCGGCGCTGATCGACATCGGCCCGATGACCGGCTGGATCGTCAACTACAACAGCTCAGGTGTCATCGGTCCCACCAATCCGCAGCTGACCTTCGTCAGCATCCCCGGCACCGCTGGCATCGCGCTTACCGGGCCGCCTACCCAGAGTGCCACCTGGTGGCTTGTCGACTCCGTTGGCACTATCCTTCAGCAGGCTCCCGAGCCGACGCCAACGCAGCGGCGCACTCATATTGTGCTGGGAGCTTCAGCTCAGTTCGCTGGTATCAACTTCCTTGTCCAGGACATCCCGACCATCCTGAACCAGCCCGCGAATCAGTTCGCTGATCTTGCTGAAGCGCTGGGACCGTTCAACTCCCCTGGTTTCAGCAACACCATCAGTGCCAATGGCGCGAATCTGATGATCAACACGGCCGGTGGGAGCCTGTTCAGCCGAGCCTTCGCGCTGCCCGCCTACCAGGATCCCAACATCGCCATCATCGCAGCGCAGTCACCGGCTAACTTCCGGCGAGCCACAGCGACAGCTGTCGGGGGTGTCGTAGTGAACACATTGGACGTAGCGAACTACGACCCGGGCGGCCTAGGCGTTATCACTCCCATCGGTGGTGGCATCAACACCTCCACCATCCACAGGGTTTACGCCTTCGGCTCAACGGCCGTCAACGAGCAGATGGCTATCCAATATGGTCAGAGCACCTATGCCAGCCTTGCCGCCGCCATAGCAGCCATCGGCACCGGTTCCTTCGTCGAGAACCCCCTGTTCGTCAACGGGGCACTTGTCGCCTACATCGTAGCCACCCGGGCTGCCACCGATCTGTCCAATGCGGCGCAAGCCAACTTCACCAAGGCAGCCAGGTTCGCCACCCCATGACCACTGAGGAGACCACCATGCCCAGCAACGAAGGCCACATCCACTGGGACACCTCCGACGACAGCACCATCAACTACCTAAGCCAGGAGTTGCAGATCACCGCCAACAACGAAGGCGATCCCATCGGCTCGCAGCGCATCCGGCTCAACACCCACCAGGGAACGGGCCTGTACATCCCCACCGATGGCTGGGAAAACATCCCGGGCACCAGCCCAACGTTGCAGGCCCGCTCTGACGGCTTCTACCCGGTCGGCTATATCAGGGTGCGCCAGGCATAGCTACATCGTCCCCAGGATGCCATGGGAGGTGCCGACTCTCAGCCCCACCCAATGCCAGGTCGATTTGCGTTTGCGCATATAGCCCATGTCGATGAGCCTGCGTACAACCTTCTTCGCACCCAACGGCTTGAGCATGTTCCGTCCGCACCATTCCTGATAGATCCGGAACAAGTGGCCCGAGTCGATCATTTCTTCGGCGGCTTCGACGATCAAGCCCTCAGCGAGACCGTCTTCGATGAACTGTGCCACATTGTCCGACTCCAACTTGTGCTGAGCCACCGAAGCTTTCACTGCCCCCGGCTCACCCAGGCCGGATTCGCGATACTTGGCCAAACCTGCTAGAAGCCAGTTCAAAATGCCCGAGGCCTCTTCGGCGAGGATCTTCGCACCGATGTCGGGGATAGCTTTGTTGGCCCCGTCGCGGCTGAACTGGGTGTTGAAGTGGATCGGCTTGACCCGTGCCCAGATCGCCGAGTCGTCAGCATCCAGTTGTGGCAGGAAGTTCGTTGCCATCCAGATGGAACACTCGGGGTCCCAGGACTGGTTTTTCTCATACAAATCCCTGGATACGATCTCGTCGCTGCCGGTGAGGCGTTTGATCAGCTCCTCATCCAGGACGGCCCGCTCCGAAGTTTCCGAGGTCGCGACGAAACGCTTGCCACGCAAGCCGTGTAGGTCATTGGTCTGCCCGGACCTGTTGACCCGCAAAGCAGCTGCGGCTGCGGTGCCGCCGAAATCAGCGAACAACTTCGTCATCAGGCTCAGGAACTGGGACTTGCCAGTGCCCGATGGTCCGTACAGGATGAAGATGGATCGTTCGTCGACTTCACCTGCGAGGGTGTAGCCCATGGCGCGTTGAATATAGTCACGCACCGTCGGATCGGGCATGAGCTGAGCCAGGAACGCTTCGAACTTTGGGGCTTTAGCCGCCTTGTCATACCGTGCCCCGAAGACGCGAGTGAGCATCAGCTTCGGATCGTGCGGACCAAGCTCGCCCGTGAGTAGGTTGAGTGTTCCATTTGCCACAGTGATCAGCTCTCTTCTCGCATCGAAGTCAGTTGAAACTGCCGTGACGTTGGGCTGCGCGGCGAACTGGCTGATGGCTGAGCGGATGCGCTGATGGGATTGTGAGGATATGCCCCACTTATATAGCTTCTCGCCTTTCTTGGGGTCTTCTGCGCTGAGCTGGCGAGCTTCAGCGAAGATCTGTTCCGTCATCTTCACAGCGGCCTGGTTGATCCCATTTGTCATGTCGGGACGCCAGCTCACCTGATTCCACTGATACCAGGTGTTCTGGTGGAAGTGCCAGCGGAAACTGTCACCGAACATGCTCTTCATCCGCACCGCGTTGCCCACGTCGGATGGAACATAGTCGGCTGGGGGTACCGTGTCAATCTGGGGTGCAGGGTCACTTGGTGGAGCTGGTGGTGAGGATGGAGCCTTAGCCTGCTCGACCATCTTCGGCTCGATCATGGACGTCAAATCGACTCGTGCCACGGAAGGCTCCCGCGCCCCACCGTAGCCGCCAAGCCTGCGAAGATGGGAAGCTGCTGCGCTGTGATCTCCGCCGTGGTAATGCAAAGCATAGAAGTGGAACTTGGTCAGCGGCTCCTGGATCGGCAGACCGGCTTCACTGGACATGATGTAAATGCGATCCCGCGAAGGGTCACGTCCCGTGGTGGCAGAATGGCCACCCGAATCCTTGCCTGGCCGACGCCAGTAGGAAGTTCGCCCCCGCTGGTACATGAAAGTCCAGCCCAAGGGCAGCAGAATCTGCGACCATGATGTCTTCAACTCGAAATCATCGCCAGGCGACAGGCCCTCACCCGAGGTGAGAATACGAGGCGGGTTGATCGGCCGGACCGGTTGCTCAATTGGCAGATCCCTGAACAGCGCCTCGGCTCGTGCGATCAGATCACTGATTTCGTAGAACTCATATGAGGCGGGCTCTAGCACCGCAGCTGTGACAGCCCCACCAGCTTTACGGTTCACCGTGCCTGGGATGCGAAGCACCCGGGCCAGGTCGCCCACCTCGGCACCGTAGTGCCATCCCAGCCTCTTCGCGGTGGCCTTCAGGATTCCCTGGATCCGATTGGCGGCGACCTCGGCGGCTTTCAGCTTCTCTGGATCGTCGATGAGGCAGACTTCTTCAAGCAGCCACCATGGGTAGAGCCCGCCACCGGAGTGAACCCAGATCGTTGGCGTTGGCAGGCCCGATTCGGTGACGATCTGCATCGCTGAGGCAATGTCGGGTGGTAGTCGACGCCCTTCATGCTTGGCCGGGTCGTGCTTGTGGCCTGGGCCTTCGATGTCGATGTCAGCCGCGAAGCCGGGCAGGGACAGGGAGTCGGCGACTGAGCCCCGAACGATTTGACCTTTTTCGTTGCGGGGCACCCGGGCCAGGGTGGTGGTCCGCATGTAGATGCCTTCGGCACCTGAGGCGTCCAGCCGAGCTACGTAGTCAGCTGCGTCAGTGGGCTCGGAGAAGGTGCGCCCGGTCCAGTTGCCCACAGAGCAGATGTGTATAAGTCCTGGTGAGGTGCCATGGAGAAGATCAATCCAGGCTCGTACGGCATCGTTGTCGTATGAGTGTTTGACCTGGGGTTCTTCGATTGGTAGCATACAGATCTCTTTCATATCGCTCACTCCAGGTTGGTAGCCAAGGAGTGGGCCGCAAGCCCGAAGTTGACGCTTCGGGCTTTTTGCGTTCCTGGGCTAACCAAGAGTGATGGCTGATCATAGCTGTCTTGATCCGGGCTGGGAAGCGGCGGGGCTAGCCCAACCCGGATCCTTGATCTTACTAGAACGGAGCCTGATCTGCCCCATTTGCAGGTTCTGCCTGTGTTGCCCGAATTGCGGCTAAAGTGGACATTTGGGGTGCCGGGCTGACTTGAGCCGGTGGAGCTGATGGACCCCCAGTCGCCCAAGCCGGTGGCGGACCCTGCTCATGATGAGCCGGTGACACCGGAGTCGGGTCGGCGTAGCCAACAGGCGCATGCTGCGGGTACCAAACCGGCTGAGCCTGAGCTGGCGGCCATTGGGCAGCCTGAGGTGTAGTCGTCCAAGGATCTGGCTGACGCGGTGGTCGAGGTGGCTGTGGCGGATAGACCTCAGACCGAGTTGGGGCAACCCAGCTGCCTGGCTGCTGCGGGTAGCTCGGCTGAACTGGGGCAGCTTGAGCGGGCGCAGACCCCGGTGGGGGTGGCATGTAACGCACCGAGAACAGCTTCGGCTTCGAGCCTGCCTTGCTCTCCAAGTCCTCACCGGTCATGGTCATGTCGACCCAGCCGCCTACCTCCAGGAACTTGGCACCAGCGTCCAAGATGGCCTGCTTCGTCGACTTCTCGAAGTGCTTACCTTTGACGTAGATGGTGCGAACGCCCGTGTCCGGGCGACCTGGTTCCGGGGTGACGACACCTTCCCAGTTGCGAAAGGAGGTCTGGACGGGCACCAGCATCTGCAACTTCGGGTCCCCGGAAGGCCAGAACGCTGGATCGTTGGTGTTGAAGACTTTCTGCTGCTGAACCGTAGGCGGGGCGATGATCTGCCCTACGATCCGATCACCTGGCACTCGGAAGCTGAAACCTGGGTTGCTGGAGCCCATGAGGAACGACTGTGCGTCCATCTCATCCCCTTTGGTTAGTTGTTAGTCGTTTTAGTTAGTTTGTGTGCTGTTATGCGGAAACTGGTTGATCAACTTTGAACTCTGCCAGGTAAGCCAGGACAGCCCAGAGCGGAACATGGGAATTCTCGACCTGTCCGACCATAAAGTTGCAGCGAATGCATAGAAGTTTGCGTATTCGGCCGGTCGAGTGGCAGTGATCCACAGACAGACGACGAGCCCGGCCGGTCCGACAATCCCGAGCAGTTTCGGGATTTTTGCAAATAGCGCAGACCTTCTGCTGCCGCTCCGCTAGAGACTCGTAGTCATTTGTGGTTATTCCGTAAAGACGCTTAAGCCTGTTGTCAAGAAATAAGGCACTGCCATGGCTGGTTCTACGACTATCACGCTTCGACTCATTGCTGCATGTCCTGCATTTACGCAGGTGGTAACGGCGGCCCCTCGACGTAACGACGCCGAAGCCATCGAGTAGCTTCACCTCCTTGCAAAAAGGACACCGCCTGGTCTCAGACACCCTCCACCATCCCCTCACCGAACTTGCTCATCGCGTCAGTGGCGTTGCCTGGGCATCCGTCCACACCTGCCTGCCCCACTCCGCCTCGATACCAGGGGCAGTAGGAGCAGCCTCGTCCTGGGCTGGCTCCGATGGCTTCGAAGTCGAGCTGATCACCTTGGGCGATGAGCTTGTCGGCAAGTCCGTACATTCGGTCCAGAGCACGCTGTGCTCGATCTGGCTCGGCGCGTTCCAGCCAGACGCGGATGTCAGAAAGCCAGCCGGAGCGCGGGATCGCGACGAGGCAGACGAACTGCACTGGCAGACCGGCGTTGATACATCCTCGGGCATACAGGTTCACCTGGTCCTTGTACTGCTCAGATGGTCCGTGGGCCTTCCAGTCTTTGAGCTTGCTGGGCGATACCGTCTTGTAGTCGATGACGGCTTGGAGTTCGCTGTCATACAGGTCGGCGTGGCCGACAACGTTGCGATCGGGGTGCACGGTGACTTCGGTGGCCCAGCGGTCCATGTGGTGGATCTTCTGGAACTGGCTGACCGCTGACTCCATCCAGGTATGGATGGCAGTGCCGACGATGGCTGGCAGGGGATCCATCCAGTCGTTGACTTCCGGTATCCCGGCGAGCCGGTAGGCGATTTTGCGTTCGCAGGGGTCGCCCAGCTCAGATGGGCCGATGGTCTTCTGCATGCTGCGGGCGGAGCGGTTATCGGTCCATCTGATGATGTCGACTAGGTCTTGGCGCAGATTCTCTGCTGCTATCTCCAGCGGCTCGATGGGATCACAGGTGGGGTGTCTCAGCATCCCGGCCAGGACGAGAACCCCGTCCATTCGCTTGCCGCATTTGAGGCACAGCTTCATGGGTCAGCGACTCATCTTCGGGAAGTCGGCGCGGTACAGGAAGGTGCCCAAAACGCCCAGAACCTCATGCCGTCGATTTCCCATATGAGCCCCATTCTCCAGGTCTTCTGTGGTCACCCCCAGATGCTGGGCAGCCACGCTGGCGGGGACGAGAGCGCGCACATTAACACCCGAGTCTGACAGTTCGCTGAGGGCTTCTTCGGCCCACCAGAACCATTCCCCGATACGCAATGCGGTCTCCAAGGTCATGGCACGTCGCAGGGCTTCCCATTCACGCAAACCCTCAGCATCCACACCTATCAGACGGGCCATGGCGTTTCGGGTCAAACCGACCTTTTGGCGCAGCCGTGCAAGATCGCCCTCAAGGGTGACATTAAAGCCAAGCTTCAGCAGGTCATCGCGTGTCGGTTGGGCCATGAGGGAGATCCTAGCCCTGAGCACCCCTTACATGTCAAGCACCAGATAAGCATTGAAACGGACATAACATCTGTATAGTGATCGTATGGGGCTTTCACTGGCAGAACGATTCGCCTACCTCCCCGAGGAGGAAAGGCGTGAATGGGTGCTGTCCCAACCATTCGATGTCCTACAGGAAGTAGCTCGTGAAGAATGGTGGTGGACAGCCCGGCCGGAACAGATTCCACCCAACGGGGACTGGGCCTTGTGCCTCATCCTTGCTGGGCGAGGTTTCGGAAAAAGCAGGCTTGCTTCCGAATGGCTTGTCCAGCGGGCAATAGACCACCCTTACGATCGGCAAGGATTCCCCACTGAGTGGTTGATGATCGCCCAGACCCTGAGCGATGCAAGGACCATTTCCATTGAAGGTCCGTCGGGTGTTCTGCGCGTCCTGGATCGGCGTCAGATCCCCTATACCTACGTCCGCCACCCGAAGCCGACCATTGTTTTCACCGATACCGGATCGCGCATCTATTTCCTCGGCGCGGACTCCCCTGACGTCGGTCGTGGATACAACGCCGCAGGTGCCGTCCTTGACGAGCTTGCGAAATGGAGGAGAGCAAAAGAGTCCTGGTACGAGGGCATCATGCCTTCCCTGCGCGCTGATCTCATCGACGATCACCCACGCACCCTGATCACCACCACACCCAAGCCCATCGAACTGCTTCGTGAGTGGGTCGGCCGCACCGACGGCACCGTCACGCTCATTCGCGGCTCAACCTTTGATAACGCAGCGAACCTGTCGCACTACACCCTGCAAGAGCTGGAGCGTCGCTATGCGGGCACGCTGATAGGCCGCCAAGAGCTACACGGTGAACTGCTTGACGCTCGCGATGGAAGCATCTGGAACTTCGCCGACATTGACCTCAACCGGCTTGAATCCGTTGATGAGATTCTATTCACTCACATCACTGTCGGCGTGGACCCGACTCTTACCGACGAAGGCGATGAAATGGGTGTCGTCGTCGTGGGCAGGGATGCGCGCAACCACATGTATGTCCTGGCCGACGAATCCATCCCAGCAGCCGGGCGTGTCGCGTACAAGCACGTCTGGCAGGTCTACTTCCGCTGGGGTGCTGACACCGTCGTCTACGAGGACAACATGGGCAAGAAGCTCATGAAAGAGGCTCTTACCGACACGTTCATGGAGATGCGCGACCAGGATCTGATGTTCCCCCAATCCGCCAAGCCGCCCATGAAGTCAACCGACTCGCGCATCAACAAGCGCCTGCGAGCTGAGCCGGTGGCCCTGCGATACGAGCAGAACACCGTCCACCATCACGGCACCTTCTCCCAGCTGGAAGAAGAGATGCTGAACTTCGACCCCACCGACACCCATAGCTCACCCAACCGGATGGACGCACTGGTCCATGCCTGTAGGCATCTGATGGCCGGGGAACGCAAGCACATGCGCGCCGCTATGCCATCTTCTATGTGGATTAATACCCGTTGAGTTACCTTGTTGGGGTATGTCCGTTTACTCTTAGATCGTGATCGCACCTTATGTCCTGCTCATCTTGGCGCTGGCAGTGGCTCGACTGTGCGTTCTCATGGTGGAAGACGACATCACCGAATTCATCCGGGTGGCCGTCGGACGCAAGTTCGGCATCGACCATTTGCTGTATCGCGGAGTCAACTGCCACTGGTGCTGGGGCATCTGGTTCTCCGGTGCGCTCACCTTCGGAACCTACAGCCTGACCATGCCTCTCAGCCTCGCCACAGCCTGGTACGCCCTCATCGGCTTCCTCGCTGTGGCATTTGCAGGTTCCTTCATCGCCAGCCGGAGCGGGTAGCCCATGCCTAAGCCCATGATCTCCTCAGTCCCAGCCAGCGATTCGGCTCTGGTGCTGCCTGTGCCTAAATCCCTTGTCGCCTCAGCGGCACAGATCAAACCCAACGATCAGCTGTGGGGCACCTACCGGTTCACCATGGAAACATGGCAGACCGAATGCTGGCGCTACTTCCACACCACCCCTGAACTGCACTACATCACCGACTATGTCGGTTCAGCCTGCTCCCGGGTGCGCATCTTCGTAGCCGATGTCGATGAGCTGGGCCGGGTCGGCGATGAAGTCACCGATGACAATGAGATCGTCGCCATCTCCGACACCCTGTTCGGTGGCCCGGCGAGCAAAGCCGAAGCTCTTAAAGCCATCGGAGCGAACCTGACCATTGCCGGTGAGTGCTACATCATCGGCAAGGCCAGGCGAGGATTCGACCCTGACTCCTGGTCGGTGGTGTCCACCACTGAGCTGAAGCGCCGGGCTGGTCAGATCACCATCGACTTCGGGTATGGCCCGGAGAAGATCCTGTCGGGCACCGATCTGGTCATCCGACTGTGGACTCCTGACCCGGAGCGGATGCGTTTCGCCGACTCTTCCACCCGTTCATGTATGGAGCAGCTGTATGAGCTGGAGCAGCTGAACCTGTTTGAGCTGTCGCAGATCGACAGCCGGTTGAGTGGTGCCGGTCTGTACTGGGTTCCGGCTGAGATGAGCAGCCCGGTATCGGATTCGACTGCCCCGCAGAGCGCCGATGATCTGTTCCAGATCCTGGCTGAAGCAGCTCGGGCGGCTCGGACGCAGCGCGGGGCCGCTGGTGGCGTCGTGCCCGTGTTCGTCGAGATCCCCGGCGAGTTCCTGAAAGACATGCCCGACAAGCCGGTTCGTTTCGACTCGGAACTGTCGGACAAGGTGAAGGAGTACCGCGAGACCGCGATTCGCCGCATCGCCAACGGTATGAACATTCCGCAGGAAGTTCTACTGGGCATGGGCGACACGAACCATCTCAGCTCCTGGCACATCGAAGAGTCGTTTGTGAAGATCCACATCGAGCCTTTGATGAACAGGATCTGCGACGGCCTCACCCGGGCCTACCTTCAGCCGCTGCTGCAAGCCATGGGCAAAGACCCCGAGCGCTACCAGCTGGCCTTCGACACAGCTCCCCTCACCGTGCGTCCCAACCGGCTCCAGGACACCATCAACCTGTACACCCTAGGCATCGCCAACGCCCACGCCGTACTCATCGCAGGCAACTACAACCCGGCCACCGACGCCATGGAAGAGGAAGAGGACACCCGCAAGTTCGTCCGCACCCTGATGGAACGCGACCCAACGCTGATCAACGTGCCACAGCTGGTTGAAGCAGCTGGCCTGGACATTGAGATGCCTGAGCCGCTGGCATTGGCACCCGGAGATTTGAACGCCCCAGGGCCAGCAGCCCCACCGACTCCGCAACGCTCAGTGGACAACCAGCCGAGACCTGTGGCCCCAGGTGAGCCAGGCCCCAGCCGAGGCAGCCAGGGCGGCACGCCGATCCTGGCCTCAGGTGAGATCACTTTCGCACCCGACCCGATCCTTGCCGCCTCGAATGTGGTGGTGCGCAGGGCTTTGGAGCTTGCCGGTGGTCAGCTGTTGACCCGCCAGCATCGGGGTCAGTGGCCGGATCTGCCGAAGTTTGAGCTGCACACGAAGATACGGGTGCCAGCTCATGAGACCGGCCGATTGCTGGACCGTGGATTTGATTACCTGGCTTCAGATCTTGCTGCCATCGATGTGGATGTGGAGCACCTGGAGCGAGCCCTGCGCAGCTATTGCGCTGATCTGCTCATCGCTTCGCGTCCTCACGATATCGAGGATCTGCGTAAGCAGTTGCGGGTCTGTGGGCTGATCTGATGGCAGACCCACGCGACTTCGAGCCACGCATCCTGAGTCACGTGCGGGGCATGTTCAGCCGCTGGCTGGAACTGGTGCGCCGACTCGTCATGCGTGATCGGCTGCACCCCGATCCCAGTGCCGTTGACGCCACCAGAACCGCGTGGAACGCCGAAGTCGCCGATCTGCTACCCGAACTGGCCCATGTGGCCGGGGCTGCCTGGGAGTTGCAATCAGGTCAGGACTTCATCGAGGTTGACAGCTTCGTCATCGCTCAGCTTCAACTCACCCAGAACCTGTTGGTCCGGATACCTGACGAGGTCTACCGGCTCATCTTCCAAGCCATCGAAGCCGGGCACCGTGCTGGCGAAGATGTCGAGCAGATAGCCCAGCGAGTAGATGCGGTCCTCACTTTCACCGGCAGTGAAAATTGGGATAATCGGGCAAAAGTCATAGCGGTGACAGAAACACACCGAGCCTGGCAAAGTGGGACACTTGGGGCAGCAATGTACTACGAGCCGCCAACAGGGCGTGGATGGACGAAAACGTGGGCAGCCGAAGAAGACGACAGGACCAGGCCAGCGCACGTCCGGGCAGATGGCCAAACCCGGCGGCTTCGCGACATGTTCCAAGTCGGTGGGGAAGACCTGGCGTATCCGGGCGACCCACGAGGTTTGGCCGCAAACGTGATCGCGTGTCGCTGCGATCTGATCATTAAGGAGGCGTGATGACGATCCGCTGGCATGGCCTGGTAGCTCCCGAAGAGGCAGCCACCGGAGATCGGCGCATGTTCGCCTCCCAGGCCCTAACCTACCGAGACTTCCCACTACCAGCCGGATGGCAGCGAGTCACCTCATCCAAGCACGCCGGGTCCGTGATCGTGGCCAGCTGGGATGCCCAGTTCGCAGGCGATGGTGGCATCTGGGGTCGGGGAGAGTTCCTGGACCCCCGGATCGTGCCAGAGGTAGTCGAAGCTGTCTACCTCCTGGATAAGGGACTCATAGGTCCAAGCGTGGACCTCGACCCCGACATGGCCTACGAAGTCGTCCCACATCCCAACCGGCCAGACGAAGACTTCGCCATCAAAGTAACCCGGGCCAACGTTCACGCGCTCACTTTCGTCATGGGGCCAGCTTTTCCGCAGGTTCACATCACCGTCGACGACGATGAGGAGATGACTATCCTCGCCAGCGCGGGTGTCGAACATGTGACCTTCGCGGTTAACAAATCATCCTGGCGCTCATGGCCGGTGGCACCACGCGAAACCGAGTTCACCTTTGATGAAGCCATCGCGCGTATCGCCGAATGGTCAGGTGGGGATCCGAGCCGATTCGGTCAAGCATTCCTGCACCAGGATAAGTCACTGCCACCTACCAGCCGGGAATCATACCGGCTGCCCATTGCCGACATCCATAACAGCAGGCTGACCCTCATCCCCAGGGCTGTGTTCAGCGCGGGAACCTTCCTGTCCAACGGACATGGTGGTCTTGAGACAGTGCCCGCAGCCGAGATCACGCAGCTTCAGGAAGTCATCACCGAAATCTATGACATGTTGCGTGAAACCTACGCGGATCCAAGAGTTATCGCACCTTGGCAGCGTGGGGGCCGGGCTGGGGCCACATCAGCTGAGGCTAAACCAACCACTACAGCAGGTTTGGATGCCATGGAAACATTCCAGTCCCGCCTCACCGGGCCGTTGCACGATTACTGGATCAAAGGTGAAGGCGCAGCCAAAATCCGTTGGGGCACTGAAGGTTCCTTCGACCGATGCGTTCGGGCTTTGCGTGACAAGTTTCCCCGCGACACCGAAGGTTTGTGCGCCAACCTGCACCACGAGGCAACTGGTAAATGGCCAGCTGAGGGAAAACATCACAGTGAGCATTCAGTAGAAGGAGCTGGAATCATGTTCATCAACTCTGATGAGGACAGCACTTTCGCTGTTCGCTCAGGCGGCTGGGACTCCATGCCGACAAGCACCGGTGCCTGGGATGAAGGTGCGGCCCGGTCGGCTTTGGACGCCTGGGCTGGGGACAGCATCGAAAAGTATGGCCGGGCTTTCCTGTGGACCGACGGCTCAGGAAACAAAACCGGGTTCAAGTTCCCCATCGCCAAGCCCGTCAACGGCACGCTGACCATCTTCATCCGGGCTGTCAACAACGCTGACGCTCGCCTGTCCCAGGCCAACATCCCCGCCGCCGACAAAGCCCGGATCCAGGCCATCTTGGATCGCATTCAGAAGCGTTACCAGGGCAGCGAAAACGAAGCTTCGATGGATGCTGTCACTGCGGCTGGGGTCCTATACCCACCAAAGTCTGCATTCGCTGACCCGAAGCTGACCAAGCCGACCCCGCTGACCATCACCGACGACGGCCGGGTGTTCGGACACTTCGCGTTGTGGCGCAAATGCCACCAGGGCGTCGGCAACAAGTGTGTAATGGCACCGAGGTCAGCGACCAACTACAAGCATTTCAAGCTGGGTTCAGTCAAATGCGATGACGGCACCGTCATTCCCGTCGGTAAGATCACCCTGGGGACTGGTCATGCGGACAAGAGCTTCGGCCTCATCCCGGCCATCGAGCACTACGATCACACAGGAACCTGTGTCGCAGTGGTCAACGCAGGTGAGGACCGCTTCGGCCCATGGCTAGCCGGAGCACTCGTGGCAGGTGTGTCCGAAGAGAGGATCGCAGAGCTGCGTCGCAGCCCATTGTCGGGCGACTGGCGACGTACTGACGGCAACCTTGAACTTTGCGCTGCGCTTGCTGTCAACAGCCCAGGCTTCCCCGTGCTTCACCAGGATGGCGATGAGGTTGTATCGCTTACGGCCGCTGGCATGCTTGAAAATGCGCAGGGCCACGAGGTCGAGCATGTGAACATCTTCAACGATGTTGACATCTTCCTGAATGCTGCCGACCGGGCGCACCGTGCCAGCGTGGTCACTCAAGCCTTTCAAGATCTGCTACCTTCCGATGACAGCTGCGGTTGCGCAGCCTGAGAGGAGTCCGCATGTGCTGCAACAAAGCCAAGACCCAGTTCAGCGTCACCATGGACGACGGGACCACCAAAGTCGTTGCCTCCGAACAAGAGGCACGCACGCTGGTGAGAATCAAGGGCGGCTCCTACACGCCCAAGGCCAAGTGAGATAGAATCAGATAGGAAGACCTTCGCGGGTCATCTCCTTTCCCAAGATGGAAAACCCCAGGTCTGGGGCAGTGACTCCCTCCAGACCTGGGGTTTTCTGTTGGCTCAGGTCCAATCCCACTGGGCACCATGGCGATGCTGCCAGCTCTGCGGCTCATGGACCACTTCACCCGACGCGTTGAACTCCTTGACCATGTCCAGCAACTCATCGCGCATCCGAACCCGCTCGACGTTGTTCCACCTGTGGTCGATGAACCACTTCGGCGCTGATCTGCTATACATTGCGTCCTCCTTAGAGGACCTGATTTAGGCCCCTAAGTCATGGCGCACCTCCGCTTCAGGTTTCAGACCAGCAATAGCTCGGCGAACTGTGTCGACGTGGTCGCTGGGCGAATAGCCTGGATACTCGCCTCCGATTACACCCCAAGCCTCATCAACCCGGTCTGGCGGGCAGCCCATTGCGATTGCCAGCGCCGTAAAAGCCACCTGGATTGCCGGATTGAGTATCATGGCGCACCTCGATCCGGGTCGTAGAGATCGCAGTCGGGAGGGAGTTGCCCACCTTCGGCCCAAGTTTTGTATTGCTCCCAGGTCAGGTGCAGGTATTCATGCAGCGGCTGGGCTGATCCCCACCCATCGTGCCAATCGCCGATGAGATCGTGGATGTCGTGCTTCATGGGGCACCTCGATCTGGATCGTAAAGACCGCAGTCAAGGGGGAGTTCTCCGCCCCCAGCCCAGGTTAGGTACTGCTCCTGGGTCAAGCCTAGGCACTCGTGCAGCAGCTGTGTTCGATCCCAATCCCTGGCCCATTCGTCGATCAGTTCACGAATGTTCTGCTTCATGGGGCACCTCGATTCACATCCGGACCGGTCACCCGCTGGCAATCTGCGCAGATGTCCACCAGTTTGCCTCGTCGACGTGACTGGATCCAACCTTGAGTGCGAGCTTGCCTGCGGGCCAGGGTGGCGCTGTTGCCGAACAGTTTGCTGTCATGCGGGCAGGCCATGAACAGGTCTGCGTTGGGTCCGTCGCAGGACAGTTCCGCTTCGATGATGGCTGTCATAGGTCCATCTCCATCAGCACCGAAGCGCCGAAGACGATGAAGAACCCGATGAGTATCGACGCCCACCAGGCCAGGCCCCAGTTGAAGATGTTTGATGCTGCTGCCACAAGAGCTGAAACGATTCCGACTCCGAGCAGCCTCAGTCCATATTCCATGAGATCTCCACCTTCCCGCCAACTGCGTTGGCCCAGTGCAGGACCTTTTCCAGGCTGATGTGAGACACGTTGCCGCGTTCCAGGACTTCGAGCCTGGCTGTGGTGACCGGCATGTTCTTGGCCACCTGGTCCAAGGTCAGGCCAGCGTCCAGCCGGGCGCGGTGAAGTATGGGGAAGATTTCTCGGGGCACGCGGGGATCCAGTTCGTACTTTGGCATATCGGGGACCCTACCCCATGCCATACATGTTGGCAACAAGGCAAATCGGGGTGTCAAAACGGGCAAAAGTTGTCAAAGGAAGTAAAGCCACCTAACATGACATAAGCAGCTGGCTGTGGGCCGTGCGTTGAACAGCAACCGAAAAAGCCGAGCGCCTTTTCAAAGCCCACAAGCCAAAAGGAATCTGCGATGCCATTCCAGATCCCCGCCGACCTGAGCGTCTTCAGCGTCGCCGGACTCGAAGATCTGCTTCGCGTAGCCACCGAAGAACTACGCACCCTACGAGCAGGTGTAGCCGACCCACAAAGCGTCGACGATGAAACCCTGAACCGCATCACCGAACTTCACGCCTTCGGTCTCGCAGCCCAGACAGACATCACCGCACGCCGCGAACGGGCAGCCAGCTTCGCCACCCTGACCCTGGAAGACCTGCCCCCAGCGGAGGTCCCTGCGCCGGTCGAGCCGGTGACACCAGCGCCAGTCGAGACTGAAGTCATCGTCGCCTCCATCGACGACATCACTCCGGCACCACGACCAACCATGGCCCAGGTCGCCCAGCTGGCCCCCGCCACCGAACTGGTCCTCACCGAGGAAAGCTGGCTCGGACCGAATCACTCGCTGGTCGCGGCCAACAACATCCCAGGTGTAGCCGACGGCCGGGAGTTCACCAGCTGGCGCGACTTCGCCGACGCTTTCAGCTCACGGATCCGGACCTATCCGAAGACGGGCGCGTCCACCAACGTGCTCCAGCACCCGATCGCTGAGCTGCGACGCAATTTCTCGCCGGAGTTCATCCTCACCGAGGAGATGGGCGAAGAGTCGATGCACCAGGTTCTCCTGCGCGCAGCCGACGAAACCCGCCTTGAAGGTGGCTCACTGGTCGCGGCCAACGGCTGGTGCTCACCATCGGAGACCCTGTACACCACATGTCTCCAGATCGCCACCGACGGCATGTGGCAGGGTCCCGAGGTTCTGGCCCGCCGAGGCGGCATCCGGCACAACCAGGGCATCGAATTCGACTCGATCTTCGGCACCGGCACCGGCTTCAACGAGCTGACTGAAGCTCAGGTCATCGCCGACACCACCAAGACCTGTGTCGAAATCCCATGTCCTCCGTTTGTGGACGATCGCCTCAAGGTGACCGTTCTCTGCCTGACCGGGGCGATTCTCCAGAACCGGGCCTACCCGGAGTTCGTCAGCACCTTCGTGCAGGGTGCGCTGGCAACCTATGCCCACTTCGTCAACCGCGAAATCATCGCCGACATCGTGGCCGGGTCAACAGCCGTAGCCCCATCTGCCGTTGACCCATGGGCCAGCGACAACAGTCTCATCTCCAACGTGCTCGGCATCGTGGAGATGGCGATCGTCGACATCCAATACCGGCTTCGCATGGCACAGAACTCAACTGTCGAAATCGTTCTGCCGTACTGGCTCAAGGCTCTGTTCCGTCAGGACTTCAGCCGCCGCACGGGCTTCGACGGTGTCGGTCTGACCGATGCTGACATCACCGCCTGGTTCACCATGCGAAACGCTCGGGTCCAGTGGGTTTACGACTGGCAGGACGCGTTCTCAGGTGTGGTCACCGGACCAGGTGCGGACACCCCGATCCTGACCCTGCCAGCCCAGGTTTCACCGAAGCAGGTCCAGTTCCTGGCCTACCCGGCGGGCACATGGGTCCTGGCACGTCAGGACGTTATCCGGCTGGAGAGCATCTACGACTCGGTGAACCTGCCGCAGAACCTGGTGACTCAGCTGTTCATGGAAGACGGCTGGGCTGTGATGCGCATGTGCCCACTGAGCCGGGTCTACACCGTCAACATCTGCCCATCTGGTGCCACCTCAGCACTCCAGACAGTCACCTGCACCGATATCACCGTGTAGTCCTTTCGAGAGGGGAGGGCTGGCTGAAGCTGGCTCTCCCCAAAAGCCACGAGGCCACGAAAGGAGAATCAGATGGCAGTCCTGGCAAATCAGCGGGAACTGGTGCGCCGCCCAGGCAGCATCACCCCGCAGTATGGCCTTTTCACCGTCGCCCAGGCGATGGGCACCTTGTCAGATCAGCTCCCCGGCCACGCCCGCCAAGGTGGGATCGAATACGAGACAGCTGTCTGCGATCAGCCGGTCTGCTTTGAAACCAACTGCTTGCCGGACCTGGACGCCAAAGCACCGGGCACGCCATACGACGTAATCGACGGGGACCCGTTTGTTGTCCTGACCTCGCTGCTGTGCGGTTCGGTGGGGATGACGGAGGAAATCCTTCGCGAGAAGCTGCGTGAGCGGGCCATCGCTGGTGAGCAGATGACTGTGGAGGCAACGTTTTCCACTGGTGCCTGCGGCCAGGCACCTAGCCTGGCCAACAACACTCCGGCAGCTACAAGCCTTGGTGCGGTGACAAACGTTGTCGAAGCTGTCTCGGCTCTGGAGGCGGCATTCTACGCGGGCTACGGCCTTCCTGGGGTGCTGCACATTCCTTACGTCGGCTCGGCTTTCCTCATGCAGGCGTTGCAGATGTACCGCGACTCAGCCGGAGTATGGCGCACACCTTTGGGCACTTATGTGTCCATCGGCAACTACGCCGGGCTCAGCCCAGTCGGCGCTGCTCCAGCCGCTAACACCACCTGGTTCTACATCACCGGCCAGGTTTCGATCTGGCGGGCACCGGAATCCGATGTGTTCTACACGCCTTTGTCGGGTGCGTTGAACCGTTCCACCAATCAGGTCAACGGGTTCCGCGAACGTGAATACATCGTCACCTTCGAATGTGCCGCTTTCGCTTCCAATCCGACCCTGGACGTGGTGTGACATGAGCGAAACAGCAGTCGTCTATCCGCCGCGCGGGTTGGGCAAAGACAAGGAAACCGCTTCCCTGCTTCTCGCCCTGGCTGATGACATCAACGATGTCAAAACCAACACTGATAACGGGTTCGCGTTCCTGGTTCCCCAGTATCTGTATGAGCTGTATCTGGAAGCACTCAAGCCTGACGTCGAACCGGTTCTAGCCGACCAGTTCAAGCGCCGTCCCGGCCGACCACGCAAGGTTCAAGAAGTTGAAGGTGAGTGATGGCAACCATTTGTGCCACACCGTTTAAGGTCCCTCGCATCCGGGCCACACTCCTCAACAGCTGTGGCGATGTCGTGGAGAACTGTTCCACTGTCGTCTCCGACGGCATCATCACTGTTGAGATCGCCCGGGAGTATGAGGATCGGGAAGATTTCTTCAAGAAGAACGGTGATGGTGTTTTCTGTGTCAAGGAAACCGATCCGCCGATCCTGAAGTGGATCAACCTGACGATGACGTTCTGCAACGTCGATCCCCGCCTGGTCAACTTCCTCGCCGGGGAAACCGTCATCGAAGACAATGCCACCCCACCCAACGTCATCGGGTTCCGCAACTCCGAAGGATCCTCAGCGCTTGTCAACGCCGGTGTGGAGGTGTGGACCAGAACCACAGGCAACACCTGCGTCGAAGGGGTTCCAGCGCCACGCTTCGGCTACCTACTGTTCCCCTGGTTCGTGGAAGGCACCATCGGTGATCTGACTTTGGAGAATGGCGCTGCGGACTTCGTCCTGACCGGGCGCACCAAGTCCGGCGGCAACTGGGGTGTCGGACCATACACCGTCCAGCACTCCCAGGCCGCTGTCAATCTGGGCGACCCGATTCCGCTGCTGTCACCAGTGGGCTCCACCGATCATGAGCTGTGGCTGTGGAGCACTTTGGCTCCACCGCTGGCTGCTTGTGGCTGCATTGATCTGCCGCTGGATCTGGTTGCTGTCGACTCAGGCGTCCTGACTGCCACGGTCACGATCCCTACCGGCACGCTACCGGCCATCATCGACTGGGGTGACTCGACACCAACGGAGACGGTGACCGTCGGCCCGACTGCCATGCATGTGTATGGCGCTCCGGGCACTTATCTCATCCGCCTGTGGCCGATGAACTACTCGTCAGCCGCGTATCAGATCAGCTTGGCCGTAGCATAAGGAGCCTGACATGGCGAATGGGTCTTTGACCATCCAAACCGACACCTATGTTCAGTTGAAGCAGACGTTTCAGCGGGTGCTGTGCTGGGCTGCTGCCGATCGGGGCAAAGTCTTCACCGACTCCAGCGGCCCGGTGCTGAAAATCGTTGTTCCCGAAGCCGTATTCGCCGGTAAGGGCGCTCTGGTCCTCAAGCGCGCTGGCACTGATCTTGTCGCAGGCTATGTGGCGGGGACGAACATCGTCGCCAGCTCCGGCAACGGTTCAGCGATCCAGCAGAACGTCAACACTTGCCCGGCATCGACGAATCAGCCGACCGTCACCAGCTTCACCACCAATGTCGGCGGCAATCCGCTGGCCACTTCGCTGGTGTATGCCAACGTTGGCGCGGCTGGCACGGTGGACATTCTCTGGGGTGATGGCACGTCGGATCTGGCTCAGGCTGAAGCTGCGACCATCGCTCACACCTATCCGAGCAATGGGATCTACAACATCACCATCCGTGATGTTTCGGTGCCAACGGATTTGGCTGTCACGACCGTTCACGTTCCGTAATGGCCACGCCAATCAGGGAACTTTGCGAACGCAGAAGTTCCATGGTCTACACGGGCAGCAACTCCGCCGACCTGGACGCCGCTATCACGGACTTCGTTATCACATCCGAGTCCGGCGGGGTGCTGCACTTCGACTCCGGCGGTTCGTCGTTCACCGCGAATACCAGCAACCAGGTGATTTTTCTTCAAGGTTTCGTCTACGCCGTGTTCACTCAGTCTCAGTATGAGAACTACTACAGCGAGATCACGGTGAAATCGGCTTCGCTGAAATCTGCGGGGATAGCCACGGCTCCAACGCTGATCTTGGACATTCCGGCGACCGTATCAGTGGATATCACACCAGCCATGCCCGACGCGTCATACACACCCCATGTTGATCTGTTCGGCGGAACGGATCTGTCGTCGATCATCATCAACTCAGTAACGGTGATCGACACGAACACAGTGGATGTTTCCGTCCAGACCAGCTTGGCGTCATTCAATGGTCTGCAAATCCTGGTCACCGCGACCTAGGTCAACACGGTTTGAGGGGCACACTCAACGGGGTGTGCCCCTTTCGCGTCTTAAGGCCTAGACTGGTCGGGAAGGGGGCGATTGTGGCAATTGAAACCATCCCGCTCGACACGGGAGACCCAGGCGGCCCTTGCACCTGGACCATTGACACTGACTGCTGCTCGACCTGGGACAGTTTGGGCGCTCCTTTGCAGGCTTCCGCAGCGGCTTACGCCTCCCTGGTCCTGTGGGCTGCCACAGGCCGCAGATTCGGCTTGTGTGAGATGACAGTGCGGCCCTGCGGTCAGCAGTGCACCAACTGCTTCCAGGGCTCCTACTGGTCCTACGGGACGTGGATTCCCTACATCTGGAACGGCCAGTGGCGCAACTGTTGGTGTGGATCTACGGGCTGCACCTGCGAGCCACGCTGCCAGGTTTATCTACCCGGGCCAGTTAACTCAGTCACCACCGTCACCCAGGATGGGCTTCTCGTCCCTGCCAGCTCATGGCGAGTCGATAACAACAAGTGGCTGGTGAGGACGGACGGGCTGTGCTGGCCGAGCTGTCAGGACTTCAACGTCGACACCGGAGCCAATACGCTCAATGTGGTCTATCAGCGGGGTCAGGCTGGTCCAGCTGCTCTTGCCTCAGCCACGGGCATTCTTGCTTGTGAGTTCGCCAAGGCTTGCTGCGACTCACCATGCAGGCTGCCCCAGCGACTCAGTACTGTCGCCCGCCAAGGCGTGCAGCTGACCTTCGTCGATATCGACACTTTGTTGGATCGTGGCCTCACCGGCATCACCGAAGTCGATCAGATCATCACCTCGCTCAACCCGTATGGGCTCAAGCATCGCCTGCGCGTGTACTCGCCAGATCTGCCCGTGACCCGGCAGGTGACCATCCCGTGATCACCGTGTATATCAGCATCGGCAACAGTGATGACAAGCTGACCCAAGCCGACTGGGCCAGCTTTTACCGGGAAGCCTGTGTCGCCATCAGGGACGCTGCGACCACAGTCCATGGCCAGTGGGTCAGTGAGCCCACCAGTGCCTGGCAGAACGCATGCTGGTGCATTGAAATCGGCCCAGCTCAGGCGTCGTCGCTGAAGGCGAAACTGGCAGAGATAGCTGGTTTCTACATTCAGGATTGCGTTGCATGGGCTGAAGCCAATACTGAATTTTTGGTAGGGATCTAATGGCAGACACTCTGGTCCTCCCTGTGGCCCAGGCCCTGCTGACCTGCCTGTGTGAGGCTTTGCCCTTGGAGATGGCAGCCGACAAGGTCCCTGACGAATGTTGTTTCCGCACAGGTGAGATCGTTTCCTCAGATGCCAGTGTCTATGAGGATCTGTGCTGCTCAGGTTTGGCCTGGGTTCGTCCGGTGCAAATGTTCTCCTCCGGTGAGGATTTCCCCAACCCTGACACGGCTGTGGTCGTCAACGCCTGCGGGCCTTTCGCCTGGGGTCTCACCTTGGAGATGGGTGTTCTGCGTTGCGCCCCAACGGGTTCAGCCACCACCATCCCCACCTGTGCTGAGTGGACGGAGCTGAACACTGATATTTTCAATGACGCTAGGGCTATGCGCCGGGCCATGTGCTGTTGGATCGGCCAGTTCGATCCATCTTCGGTGGCGATTGGGGCCTGGTCGCCTCTACCGACCACGGGCGGGTGTGCTGGCTCCACCTGGCAGGTAACGGTGCAGATCATCAACGATTGTGAGCCGTGCTGATGGCTAAGATCATCAAAGAGGTTCTTCGCCCCCACCCATGCCATATTGAATTGGCTCAGCAGGTGGAGTTGGCGAACCTGTGGGTTGGTTCGCAGGTGCAATGCTCATGCGGTCAGATGTTTCGCCGGGCTGATGATCAGCGCGACGGCTTGCATTGGGTCAAGATAAATATGGTGACGGTGGTGTGATGATGCGACGCTTTGAAGCCCTGGCAACCTGGGGCCGTTTTGAGTTCGGCGAGATCTACACCTTTACCGAACCGGTGCCGCAGATCATTCTCAACGCCACCATGGTTGGTCTGCTGCGTCAGCTGCCTCAGCTTGCCACTGGTGGGATCGTCACCTCGCAAATCCTAGTGGGCCAGGACTCAGGTGTGGAAGAGGCTCGGCCCATTGTGGCCCCTAAGACGAATTCGACCAAGCGCAGCCGACGCAAAGCCGTTGACGCCGCTGACATCTCAGCTTTCGTGGCGGAGATTCTGGATGAGTCAGATGGCCAGGCTTGAGTTCAAACCAGGTGCGGTCCCCGCCTTCGCCAACGCCAAAGCGGAGACCCTCGTGAAGAGCACATTGCGTGCTATCACCACCCAGGCAAAGCGTAATGCTCCAGGTGGCCCCTATTCCACGGGGGTGCTCAAAGGGTCGATCGGCTGGAAGATCACCCACATCTGGCGTGATGGGGTCCGAGGTGAAGCCGGGTCGTCTCTGATCTACGCCAACTCGGTTCATGGTGGACAACCGGCGAGAAAGATTACGGCCAAACGCGCCAAGAACCTGAGATTCTTCTGGCGCAGGACCGGCAAGGTGGAAACTTTCCGGTCCGTGAATCATCCGGGCACGAAAGCTCAGCCATATCTGACGGACGCCTTGCTCCTGGTTGCGCCACGCAAAGGCTTCAAAGTCACGATATATCAGACTTAAACGCTACAGTTGTCCCATGACGGACACTGCTGGACCGAAGACGGCCATTGTCGCTGGTCGAGTCATCGGGATCCTCACCCCGACTGATGGCCAGTTCGAGACGCTGGCTCGGATGGCGCGCACCCTGACCAGGGGCGACGACGACAACAGGGCTGAGTTCTGGGGTAAGCAGATCGACCGGCTGGGAACGCTCATGGAGTCTCTGATCGCTGAAGGGGACCGCGACACTGTTGATCAGCTGTTTCTTCGGGGCAAGCTTGATCATCTGACATTGTTGCAGGCCATCTTCGGCGCACTCAAACCGGTTGAGGAAGTCAAGCCCGCCAAGGCGGTCAAGGCGGCCAGGGCCAGTGTCCGGCGCAAGTGATCTCATCCTTCACCTGGTCCCATGCCCGGTGGAGGTGAGCCTGCTGGGCCGAAGCTTCGAAATCCCCGCCCTGGATGCTGTGGGCTGGCTCCGCATCCTGACTGCGAAGAACCTGGACCTCTATGACATCTTTCCTGTCATGGCTGGTCAGGACGCAATCGAACTGGTGGAGGATGCGCTATGGGATCATCTGGCCACCGATGAGGAGATCACCCGCATCGCCTGGGATGTGATCTCCACAGTGGCCGATCGGCCCTGGTGGGTGGTGCTCCGCATCCTCGCCAGCGTGCCGGACGTCTGGGACAGGCTGCATGTCAACAATGCGGCGGGGATGAGCTTCGCTGGCTGGCTGGACGAGGTATGGGCCAAGATCATGAATCTGATGGATCCCAAGCGTGTCACGAGCTGGGTGGCCAGCGTCGAAGCCCCGCCTAAAGGCTGGGAGACCGAAGTCGACTTCGACGCCGAGGAGCGGGCGTTCATGGCCGCCATGCGCTCAGCGATGTAAAAGGGACAAGATGGGCCACAATGGGGTAAACACCCTATGATGGACCCATGGCATTGGGCAAAGCGTTCATCGAGGTGCATGCGGACACCAAGCCCTTTGCCCGCGAAATCGGCAAAGAGATCGACAAGATCCTCCGTGATGTCGAGAAGGACACCCGCAAATCAGGTGGCAAACTAGGCGAAAGTGTCGGCGACGGGGTAGCCGACGGGGTCAATCGCAAGAAGAAAAAAATCTCATCTCGCCTCGGTGAGGCCTTCGACCCTAAGGAAAATGAGGGCTTCTTCTCCCGATTCTCCAAAGGCATCGTCGATGCCCTTGACGACGGCATCTCAGGCCTGCCAGCTGAAATCAAAGTGGTCCTCGGCGCTGCCCTGCTGGCTGTGGCACCCATCGCCGGTGCCCTGGTCGCCGCTGCGGTCACCGCAGCCATAGTCGCAGGACTGACCATAGGCCTGGGTGTCATCGGCATCGTCGTGGCCGCACAGTTCGCTGAAGTCCGCGATGAGTTCTCCGCGCTCATGGGAGACCTGCGCAACATCATCGTCGAAGACGGTCAAGTCCTGTTCGTTCCCATGATCGCAGCCCTGGTCATGGTCGAAGACCGGCTCATGGCACTACGACCATTGTGGCAGAACGTCTTCGGCGAAGCAGCGAAAATCATCCTGCCCCTCGTCGATGCGCTGCTCGGCTTCGTGGAGGAATTCGCCCCCGGACTCACCGTCGCACTGGGACAGTCGCATCGTTTCGTTGACATCCTCGCCGACGGGCTACGCGAAATAGGCGCGGAGGCAGGCAACTTCCTGGCCGTCATAGCCAGCGATGATGATGCCACAGCCGCCCTCAGTGAAATTCTTCTTTTCATCCGGGACCTGATCACCTTCACCGGTGCTCTGACCCTCGCCTTCCTGGACCTGTTCGGACTGATCCGCAAAGTTGCCATCGCCCTGGACGTATTCGGCGTGATCCAGCCCGAACTGGAACACTTCCAGAAAACAGGTCTGCTCAGCGCCGAAGCCATGGCGAAATTGCAAGCCGGAGTCCGGGGCACCGCAACAGCCCTACAGGCCCAAGAAGATGCGATGAAGGAAGTCAACAAAGCCATCAACGACTATATCGACGCCACCGTCAGCGCATTTCAGGGCACCGTCGACTTCGAACAAAAACTTGACGACATGACAGAGGCACTGAAAATCCACCGAGGCGCATGGAACCTTGACACCCAAGCTGGCCGGGATCATCAAACCGCAGTCGTCGCCGCAGCCAAAGCCCTGGTTGTTCAGCGCGCCAACACCATCAACCTCACCCGCGACACCGAAGCAGCCAGCGCCACCTTCGCCACCAACACAGCCAGGCTGCGAGCCCTTGCCATAGCGGGAGGGATCAGCGCCGCCAAATTCGATGCGCTGACCGGGGCGATCCTGTCCGTGCCACCACCCATCGCACCCGGAATCAACCCAGCGGCCATCCCACCCGTCACCAGCCTGGCCGCAGCATTCCGAGCCCTTGCCGCAGCCATCAACGCCGCCGTCGCAGCTCAAAGCAAACTGCGCAAACGAACCATCACAGGCGGCGGCGGGGGCGTTCAAGAATTCGCTGAGGGCGGCATCGTCCCCGCCACCCCAGGCGGTCAGATCGTGCGCGTCGGTGAAGGCGGCTCATCGGAAACCATCATCCCGAACAACGACCCCAGCCGGGCCATGCAACTACTCAACCAGTCGGGCCTGTCCTCCATGTTCACCCCGATCGTGAACGTGTTCGTCGGCAACACCCAACTCAACGCGTTCATTGATTCGCGGATCAGCGAAATACTCACCATGTCGGCCCGTGACCTGGCCTACGGAACCCGGGGAATCTGATGCCCGTCATCGCAGCATACCCGGATCCGATCCGAGCCTACGTTCGCGTCGAAACCAACTGGGCTGACACCCCAGCCGTTGACTTCGTGAAGATCCTGCGCGTCGACTCCGTCACCGGGGTCTGCACACCGCTGCGGCCCTACATCTGCTTCGACGGTGACTACCTGGCCCTATCCTGCGGGCATGCGATCTTCTGGGACACCGAAGTGCCCCTGGACCGTCAAGTGTTCTATGTGGCGCAAGGCCTCGGAGCACCATGCATCAGCAATCCTATAATCGTTGACACTTTTACCCGCACTGTAGCCGCAGGCGGATGGGGCACGGCCGACTCGGGCCAGGTGTGGACGACGAGCGGTGGAGTGGCTACCGACTACTCCGTTTCCGGGGGCTTCGGTCGGCACAGTCTCGGCTCCGTCAACGCTGCCCGACGAACCATCATCGACGGCCCGCTGACCAACGTGGACATCAGAGCTCTTCTAGCGCCGGGTGTGGTAGCCACTGGGGCTGCTATAGACATGGGCGTGGCGGGCAGATTCATGGACGCCAGCAACTTTTATCTCGCTGAAGCACGATTCGAGACAGCCGGGACGGTGACCGCTCGCATCCGCAAAAATGTCGCAGGAGTTTTCACCACCCTGACCTCTGTGGCCACAGGCATCACCTACACGGCGGCCACCCAAATCGATGCGCTGTTCCACATGCATGGGAGCACGCTCAGCCTGAAGTTGTGGGATGCCAGCGCACCTGAACCGGCGGCATTCACGACCACCACCACCGACACATCATTCCCCAGCGGCGGAGCAGTCGCATTCCGCACCATCCTCGCAGCTGGCAACACCAACACCTTGCCCGTCGTGGTTGCCATGGACAACCTGTACGTCTCTGACCCCTGCGCCCCCTGTGTGCCCGTCACCGCCGAAACCCCGCCGTTGACGATCGGTTCGGATGGAAAGTTCAGGTTGAAAGATCCGGTGCGCCCATGCCGGGATCTGGTGGTGCCGCTGTGTTTCGATCAGGTTGCCTCAGCTGATTGCCTGCCCGGCTCGGGTGTTTTCTTCGCATCCATGGCAACGGAATCATTTGCCACCAACAGCATGTCGGTCAATCCGACCAATGCGGAGTTCCCGATTGCGATCAGCCGAACCCGTCGCGGTGTCACCTCCGTCCTCACCCTCGTGACCCGCACGTTCGCTGACCGCGACGAACTGAAACTGATCACCAAGCCCGGGTCGCCGCTACTGTTCCAAGGCCCGCCGCAATATGGCATCCCCGACCGTTACATGGATGTCGGCGAAACCGATTTTGAGCGAGGGCTGACCGACCACAAATTCCAGGTCCGGGTAGCGACCTTGCCTCACGTCGAAGTGGCTCGTGTGGCTGGCCCCACCTTGGGTGTCTGCGGTTCGCGTCTCAAAGATCTGTGTGACACCTTTTCCACCTGGCAGGAAATCGTCGATGCCGGGCTGAACTGGGATGATCTGGTCCGTGGCCGCGCCGGGCAGCCGAATCCGACAGTTGACTTCCGCACCTGGGATGATGTGCTGGCCGAGTTCGCCGACTGGAACGCTGTCAACAACGGCACCCGCACCTGGTATGACCTGGAAGTGGGCGACTGATGCTCCCAGGTGGTTTGGATGCGATGTACCGGGCGGCTTTGGCGACATCACATCGTCCGTATTTCAACATTTCCATTTTGGACGGCAACCGCAACATTCTGGAAGAAGGACTCACCTACCTGGGTGGCTCTGTTTCCGCGACGCTGACATCGCGAGTATCACGCACCTGCGACATCAGCTTCGATGAATCGTTCTATCCTTACCTGGCAACGGATCTACTCGCCCCGTATGGCAACATCCTGAAAGCCGAACGGGGAATCGAGTTCGCCGACAACTCCCGAATGGCGTGGACGGTGTTCATCGGCCGGATTCAGCAAACCCAGCTGAACGAGGACGGGACGGTTCGGTGCTTCGCCGCTGACTTCGCCACCGACATCAGTGATGTGAAGTTCCTGCTGCCGGAGAACTCCCAAACGGGTGTCACCGTCCCCACCGAGATCATGCGGCTCATCTCGGATGCTAAAGCGGATGCGACGTTTGGCACCTTCGACTTGTTCGCCCAGCCGGTGCAGCCTTTGACATGGCAGCTGGACCGGGCTCAGGCTTTGGATGAGCTGGCCCAGTCGGTGGGCGCATTCTGGTATCCCCTGGCCGACGGGCATTTCGTGCTGCGCCGCTACCAGTGGACCGTCCCGGCCAATCCTATTGTCACCTACTCCGATGGGCCTGGCGGCTCTGTGATCGCCTCGGCTGCGTCGCGTTCCCGTGAGTCGGTGTACAACTCCCTGACTGTCACCGGCGAGCGACTCAACGGGGATGCGCCCGTTTACGCCACAGCCCAGGACACCACACCTGAGTCACTGACTTACATCAACGGGGCCTTCGGCCGTCGTCATCAGCTGATGCGGTTGCAGACCCCGGCTACCCAGTCCTCAGCTCAAGGTGCCGCGTTTGACAATCTACGCCGGTTGAGCGCTCTGGTGGATTCATGGTCCTGGACGATGACGCCGGACGCGGCGCTGGAACTGGGTGATGTGGTGAGTCTGGACGTTCGCGACAGGACCGGTATTGTGCAGGTTGTAGCAGATTTTCGCATACCATTGGATGTGTCCGGTTTGATGACGGTTTCGGGTCGGTCCCAGGTCCTGGGCACACTGGAAGGGGTGGTGTAGCGGTGGCCTCCTGCACAGCCAACTTCGCTCTGCCATTCCAGGAATGCTCCGACAGCCCATGCGGGGATCCGCGCAGCCCATGCGACTTCTCCACCATCTGGTGTGACTTCGTCGGCCTGGTCGAAGATCAGATCGTCCTGGCCGACAGCGCGGTGGCCCGGACAGCAACAGCGATTCCACTGGCCGTGATCCACTATGAGCCAGCTGTGGCCGTGGCCATCGCCGACACGATCCCCTTCGATACCGTCCTCGCCGACACTGACAACATGGTCGATCTGACCATCTTCCCCGGCATCACACCAAGCCGCAACGGAAGATATCTCATCGACCTTTATGTCCGATTCGGATGCTGCTGGGTCGACAATGAAGGTTTGACCACCTACATCCGGGTGGGAAACCAAACCGAACCCGTCATCGGCGGCTCGGTCACCGGAGTTGCCACAGCCATCACCCGGACCTCGGCCACCGCAGCAGCGTCCATCCGAGCCTCCACGATGTGGGAGTTCACTGACACCGTCCCAGCCCCCAGGGACATCACCGCCTTCGACACCAATGCGACAGCGACCATCGAATTGGCGACCTTGGCCGTCTACTGGCATTCGGATGTGAGCTGATGCAGACCATTGGCACCCACGGCCTTGCCTGCATCGGCGAGGAAGACTTCGCGGCGCTGGCTCTTTACATGCAATGCCTCGGGCAGGACATCGACACCACGCTGGGTGCCCAGCAGGGCGCCCTGCAAGGCTTCCTGGACCGCCCGACCATCATTGTTACCAATCCTTTGGCCAAAGTGATCACCACGGGCACTCCCACCATCGCGAATCTGTTCACCACCGTTCATTTCAACAACAGCACATTCATGAACCTGGTGCTGAACTCCTCACCGAACACGAACACGATAACCATCGGCTCACCGGCTGGGGCGGCTGTCACCGTGCCCTACCCAAGAGGCGTTTACATCTGCGGCGGCACCACCCGCATGACAGCTGTGGGAGCTGTGACCGCTTTCAGCCAGCGGGGTATGAACATAACCGTCGACGATCCAACGGCCCCACCACCCGGGTTCAATTCGCCCTCCGTCACCGACCGCACCTACGACCCGGGTGTCGGTGGTGGAAACATCGGCCAGAACGTCAAATTCGAAGTGGTCCTTGACGGCATCAGCGGAGTCAACGTGACTTTGACTTCCTTCCACACCAATGTCGCCAGTGATGTGACCGTGCAGGCGCTGCCATTCGCCTATGTCACTTATATCGGCCCTCGTGACATTGTGGAGGTGACCTGATGCCGGGAACGACACCTATCTTCGGCATTCGCTATCCCTGCCAGGGCGAGCAGATCAAATGCGATGACTTCCAGAATTTTGCTGAAGACGTCGATGGGGCTCTGGCTGATGTTTCGGCGCTGCGGACGCTGGCTTTGAATAGACCGTCAGCGGCGGTGCGGACTTTCACTACGGGCTTCTCCGTACCCGCAGGCGCTGAGACCACCATCATTTTCGACGAGGTTCTGTTCAACAACGGAATGTTCATCGCCGCAGGCCCGATCAAGTCAGCTGTGCTCGCTTTGCGGGACGGGGTTTATATGTGTTCGGCGGAGTTCTCTCCCGTCAACGCGGTTACGACGTTGACTCAGCAGAGAGCTTCGCTGCATGGCCAGACGGCCAGTGAGATCATCGCCAGCCGCACTTTGGCCCGCAGTGTGGCCACCACCAACGGCTATCCGATGAACATCTCGGGTGTCGGCATTCTAGGTCCGGCGACGCTGCCTTTGGAGGCCCGCTGGACCTGGTCCGGGACGGGCGGCCCAATGTTCGTGTACTGCCATATGACCATCGCTTTCGTTTGTGATCTGTGAGGATAAGCCATGTCGACGAACACGCCTGATCAGCAGATCACCATCCCTGTCGGCCCGGATCTCGCGAATAATCCGCTGGCGTTCACCGACATGATCGCTGATGTTGAAACGCGATTGGTTCTCAAGTACACCAACGAAGCCGACCGCACAGCCCGCCACACCGCCCCCGTTGAAGGCGATGTCACCGACCTGGCTGCCGAGAATCGCCGGGACTGCTTCGAGGGGGCTGTGTATTACAGCGACTACACCCGGGGATTGTTCACGAAAGCTTTCAGGACCACTGATGCTGCTCCCATCAATGGGTCAACGACCCTGGTTTCCGACGCGGTTCTGCTTTCCGCTTTGCCGACGGCGGGAACTTTCATGTGGGAGGCGATGTTCTTCTACGATTCCAGCCAAACCGCTGACTTCAAAGTGGCTTACACCTGGCCCGCCGGGGCTGTGGCCAGCTGGGGCATGAAAGGCTTGGCCACAACGGCGACAGCTACCACGGGTGATGGCCAGTTCGCCGTCCAGACCGCATCGGGCACAGCGACTCCAGTCGGCGGTGCGGCGGTGGGAACCCGAACCATCTGCACCACCTATGGTCACATCGTCATGGGCGGCACGGCCGGTAATCTGCAAACCCAGTATGCGCAGAACACTTCGGATGCCACGAATACAACTGTCCGAATCGGTTCGCGTCTGCTGGTGTGGCGGGTGGCCTGATGGGTTTGCCTACGCAGATCCGCTCGGCGGTGGGTCAGCCAGCCACGGTTCGGATCGGCGTGGTTGTTACGGTGTCGCCTTTAACGGTGAATGTGCAAACGGCCGTTTTCACCGATGTGGGGGTGCTGGGTTCCTACCTGCCCACTGTTGGCGACACAGTGGCTCTGCTGGGCCAGTCGCCTCAGTCCGGTTCGGATCCCACATCGTGGCTGGCCATGGGCAATGTGCAGGCTCTGCCGACACCGGTGGTGGTGGAGCAGCAGGCAGGACAGAATCTGATCAGCTTCTCGGCTCAGACCTCGTTTACTGTCGCTGTCGTGTTCGCCGTGCCATTCTCGGCTATGCCGTCAGTGCATGCCAACATCGACAATGGCACGGCTTCTGCTGCCAGCTGGCAGTCGCGAGCCATCAGTGTTTCTACGACAGGTTTCACGTTGTTCGTTTATGGGCCTTCGTCAACTTGGGTAAATGTCATTGTCCAGTGGTCGGCTCTTCTTCAGACGCAGTGATGAAATGTCTCATTCTGTGAGTATGATGCTGTTATGACCGAATCCATGAAGGGCTTCAGTTTCGACCCCGAGAAGCTCATAGTCGACGAGATCACCAGGTGGGCCGAAGACGACGACCCTGAGCAGCACATGGGTTCCGATGCGGCTGACGACAACGAGGCCGACGATGCCTGAACCGTATCTGGCACCGAGTCTGAGTGGATTGCAACATGCCATCAACACCCGCTGGCCACATCGCGACCACAGTTCCGACGGCTGGATAGGCGACAAAGCCCATGCGGCTCGGACTTCGGATCACAACCCGGATCCGGTGACCGGCGTTGTCCGGGCCATTGACTTGGATAAGGACGGCGTCCATATCCCTACCGTCCTGACGTCGATGTTCCTGCACCCGTCGACACGCTATGTCATACATCGCCGCCGGATCTGGCACATCGACAATCTGTTCAAGCCGAAGGATTACACCGGCTCGAATCCGCACACCGAGCACGTCCACGATTCGATTGAGCATTCGAAGGTGGCGGAGAATTCGAGCGCCCCGTGGCTGATGATCGCCACGGCTCCGGCGTGGAAGACTTTGAAGTCCGGCATGGTGGGCACTTCGGTTCGCCAGGCTCAGGCTTATCTCAATGGGCATATGGCGAGTTTGGTTGTCGACGGGCGTTTCGGGCCTGCGACACTGGCAGCTGTCAGAGCTTTCCAGCGGCGCAATGGACTGAAGGTCGATGGCTGGCTTGGGCCGCAGACACTTGGGGCGCTACGAACGAAATGAGGGGCTGAGATGGCCAGGACTGACGTGCCGGTGCAAAGGACTTCCCGGCTTCAGGTGTTCTCTGTGGCCACAGGGACGCCGGGTGATGTCGCCAACGGAATGCGCATGATCAACGATGGGGCCACGCTGCTTTACGTCCAGGGTGCCGGTATGGATGCAACCGTCTCCACGATCCTGGTCGAAACGGTTGACTTCCAGACTCCGCCGCCCATTGTCCTGACCATCCCCGCTAATTCGTTCGGTGTCGAGCTGGGGCCTTTCCCGGTGGATTTGTACGGCTCCGTACTGGAATTTGATGTTTCCGACGCGAATCTCACTTTTGCTGCTTTTACATTGTTTTAACCGGAGAAAAACACGACCATTGGTTATGACCGTGACACCTGCGCCAGCGTATGACGATGACATGCCGACGAACCGAGAGATGTACCGAACTTTGTGCGACTTTCGTGAAGAGTGGCGCATTCAGATGACCGCGTTTGTGCGCCGGGACGTTTACGCCGCTGAGCAGGAAGCTATCGTGCGGCGGGTCACGATCGTGGAGCAGACCATGGCCGCAGACAAAGCCGAGCAGGCCAAAGATCGGGCGGCTTTGAAGACCCAGTTCAACGGGATGTGGTTTTCGATCGCAGCAGCTGTGGCCGCAGCAGCTTTCATCGCGGCATGGATCAAGTAGAGGAGTCATCGTGGATTTCAGCGAAGCACTAGTACGGCTACGCCTGGTGGGCAGCAAGGTCACTCGGCAAGGCTGGAACGCCCCAGGCCAATATGTGGTGCTCCAGAAAGGCTACCCGGACGGGATTGCCATCAACGCCAACACAGCGCAGGCTACCGGCATCCCCGAGGGCACTGTCTGCGTCTTCCGGCCCTATCTGATGCTGTGCACAGCCGATGACTCATTCGTGCCATGGGTGCCCACTGTCAGTGATGTGCTGGCCTTGGATTGGGTTTTCGTCCCCCATGAGTAAGCCCATGCTGATCTGGCAGTCGGCTCTGGTGTTCGCGCACATCCTATCGGGTGGGGCGATCCTGGCTGAGTTCGTGCAGACCCGCTGGGTTGGCCTGTTCGTCCTGACCGTCGGTGCGGCCCAGGCTGCCACAGCCTTCTACCAGCGAGGGGCCTCACAGCGCCCAGGAGAGGCGGGGATGTGAAACGTATCTACACCTTCAGGATTGAGCGTCCCGACGATCCCATGACCCTCTCAGCGGCTATGGCTTCCACGGCGGAGCTGGTGCGCAAGCACAACAAGTTCGTCGAGGAAGTCAAAGTCCAGGTGGCGGGGATGGACATCCTGCTCGTCCTCACCTTGAAAGGCTACGACCAGTGGTGGATCAAAAAGCGGGTTGTCTTTCCCGTCGCGGCCATTTTGGTCAAAAACGGGTTGAAGCTCAAAGACGCTCGGCTGCTGGCCGTTGACAAACCTGAGGATCGCAGATCAACCAGAGCCCGGGCATCTGATGGGCGCAGCACCCCACTGCCCGAAGATGAACTGATTGATCACTCCGACATGATGAGCGCATAGAAAAGCCCCCAGCGCCACCTGGGGGCTTTTGGATCTACTGCGCTATGCGCTTGCCTTGGTGGCATGTTCGGGCGCTATACCCAGCGCTAGGTAGCGTTTGACGCGTTTGGACTGAATGGGTTTAGCACTCAACCGCAGCTCCCAGTCGACATAAGCACCCGCCCGAACTACCGTGTCGAGGCTAAGGTTTTCCTGCCCGTCATTATATTTTCCGTTGACAGCGATGCCCCTGATGCGATTCCAGTTGTGTATGTTTTCACGCTGAGCGCGTGATACAGACACACCCATTTCGATCCGCCGAGAGTCAAGCATCTGGCAGGCATGACGAGTGTCCCGCACCTCCACACCCCCCAGGGTCAGTCTCCAGTTGAACGGCACAAGCCACGGTATTACCGTCGCCAGCAACGCATGGTTTCCATGTGAGCCAAGAACGTTGGACAGCGTTGCTGCTGACTGGTTGCACATGGATCCGAACCGGACGAAGCTTATCTTCCGGTGGATCCGCTCGGTGTTGACAAACTCGGCAACCTGAAAGGCGCGAGTGATGATAACGCCTTCGCCTGCCAGAGTCTGCCTGATGCTCATGCGTGTTCGACCCATCCTGTGGGCATGGCCAGGCTGTCCGGGCTGACCTGGGCAGGCCGACGAAGAGTGTTCAAGTCTTTGCCGTCCAGCCAATAGTTCCACGCGGTGATCACGTGGTGGAGCCACAGCCAGTCCTCCACCTTCTTGTCATCCTTGTTGCGGCGCATGCCGGTTTCACGCAGCATGGTCGGAGGATGTTCACGCCGACCATTGGGGGCTTCTGTGATCATCTCGAAGAAGAACTTCTCCCGAGCGTCGACATCGATTTCGGTGAACAGGAGCCACGCCAAACCCATGATCGAAGGCGGGATCTTCGAGACAGCATGGGCAGCCTTGCCGACCGTGGCCGCCATGACGAAGTCCAACCCGCATGCCTTGCCCTCGGCTGCGATGAGGTTGAGCTGGGCGTAGGAGGGTGAGGCATTGGTGTAGAGGGTGCCGTGCAGACGCGCGGTGCCCCGACGACCGTAGCAGCCGTGCAGCCAGTACCAGTAGCGGTTGATGGTGCCCGCAGTGATGCTGTAGTACTTGATGCGACCGCCAGGTGTGTCCATGCCGATCAGGTCGGCGTAGGTGCGCTTGCGGCCAGTGTCGATGGCCGCAAGGACCTTGCGGTCCAGGCCTTCGACCCAGAGCATCACCTGGGGTTCGCCACTTTCGACGATGGCCTGGAACCGATGCTGGCCGTCGATCTGCTGGCCGGTCTCGTCGAAGCGAATGGCATCGCCGTTGAACAGGAAGTTGCCCATGGCCATGTCGGTGGCGAGGACTTCGATGGCCCGGGGGCTTTTCTTGCGCTGCCAGGCGGGGGTGTTGGCGAGTTTGATCTCAGCCAGCTCTGGGGTCACGTAAACGAAACGGACGGTGACGCCTTCGAGACTGGGGTGGTCAAGTTTTGCCGTGAAGGGGTTGTCGAGGTCGCCTGCCAGCGACGACAACTGTGTTTCGGCCATGGTCATCCTTTCCCGGGATGTTCAGCGGCGATGCCGTTTGATGGTGAACCTGTCGTCATAGGACAGTTCGTCAAGATCTTGGAGATCTTGTGGTGCTGTCTTGCGCAACTCCTGACGCAACCTTACCAGGTTCATCCGTACTATACCCTCCCCTGATTTGATTCTGCAAGAGCACCGTGAGCTGCAATTACTTGCCAGAAGCTCACCGCAGCGGTTAGCCCAGTTCGGGAATCGGTAGCAGCCTGCGCCTTGAAACCAGGGAGCTGGCTCGCATGTCCCCACCGCGTGAGACCTGTGATCATGCACGGTGTGGACGAAGGGGCAATTGAAAGGGTCGTTGACTCGAACCCAGAATGGTCGAGTCTTGTCTGTTCTGGACACTGTCACCTATCTAGGCGGCCCCTGCTCAGGGCTCAAACCTGGATCGGCTCATCAAGATGTTCACGTACCCCCGACAGGAATCGAACCTGCGTCTCCAACTTAAAAGGAAGGAGCTAAACCACCTCAGCTACGGGGGCGAGTCTCGGGTTGGGACTGAACAGCCACACCAAAATGCCTTGATTCCACGTGTTTTTTCCACAATTCAAGCACCTCAGACTGGGCGGCAAGACCGCCGCCCTCCCGATGTGATTCAGAAGTGAAGACCGCACCACAGTCGATGCATGTGATCCGCATAACCGATTCGGCGAGTTTGCTGGGCCTGCTATCACGCCAGACATCTGTGCGCATCCGATGTTCCATGTGGGAATGGCAGGATTCGAACCTGCACGCCGAAGCCACTGGGTTACAGCCAGCTGGGCCACCAATTGCCCAACACTCCCAAACTTTATGCTGCTGTGTTCGCAGGTCCCACCTAAGGAATGGGACCTGCGAACTTTGCGCCGCTGAGCGCAGTGCGGATACAGGGAATCGAACCCTGACTACCACCATGGCAAGGTGGGGTGCTGCCTTAACACTTCATCCACTTGGGGCAGGGCACGAGTTGAGGATTCCGCGTTGCTTACATGGCGAGCTTCCCAGGCTGCCACCCTGTCATTTGCGTGCGGTCGGCAGGAATTGAACCTGACTCACCCCGGGTGGAGGCCGGGTATGCTGCCGTAACATCTCAACCGCGTAAAGCCCGATAGGTCAGGTATAGACGTGAGCACACCCGGGACCCCTTCCAAGGGTGCTCAACTACCTGACCCTGCCGTGCTCCCGGACGTTAGGGCACAGGCTGCAAACCAACCCACTCGGGCAAAGATGGGCGGGCGAGGACGAGAGCGCCAACTCCCATCCCCGCAGATCCCTTACGGTTGGATGATGATGTTCCCGTCAGCCCCCATGATCATGCGGCAGTTGGGGTTCTGTCCGCATGACTGGGCGATCTGAAGTTGGATCTCGGCCTTCTTCAAAGCCACCCAGGCGGGGTTCTTGTACAGCTGGGCAATCTTGTTCGCCGCATCCACCTGACCTTGAGCCGCAGCGAGTAGAGCAGCAGCATCGCCTTCAGCTCTGGCCTTGTTCGCCGCAGCCTGCTCGATGGCTTTCTGCTTCTCGTTGCGAGCCGCCTGGATGCCTGGATCATTGTAGTCGATGTCCTTGACGATCAACTGGACCGATGGGCAGTCCGGCTTGGCCCGGTTGAACACTGGGCCGCAGAAGAACTTTCCACCCGACAGGCGCTCCAACTCCACCGAAAACTCTACGGCGATGGCCTCTTGAACTTTGATGTGAACACCGTCTTTGTTGGCGACCAGATCATCGGCCAAATAGCCGCGCACCACATTGCGAGTTGCCTTCTCCAGCGCTGGAACAACTGTCACCTTCATCATGGCTTTCCAGCCATCCTCGGTGTCAGCTTTGTAACGTCGGCCGATCGTCTCCCAGAACGACTTCACCACCCCACCGTTCTTGTCGCAGAAGGTGTTGAGCACCATGTTCGTCTGCGACCAGACATTTACCGGCACTCCGGAAGGCTGCCCGTCCTGAGGCTTGGATGAGACTGTGATCGGTTCAGTCTGATCCCCACCGTCGCCAGCGATGTTCCATGTCCGCAGCGAAGTCGGCAGGTAGATGATGTCGTTGTTCCACTCGAAGTCATCGGTCTTCGACGGCTCCGTGCAGTGGTCGAACTGGTTGCCGTCCGAGCTGCCCTGCTTGTAGTACAGGCCAACCTGATCGGGTTCGGTGGTGCTGGAGCAGCCGGTGAGGACTGCTGACAGGAGGAGGACTGCGGTGAGCCCTCCCGTAATCCGAGAGAGCTTCATTTGCTTTTTCTCCACCAGCTTCTGACTATGGGGGTTATGGCTCCAAAAAGGAGATACAACCCCGCTAGGATCAATCCGGCCATTCCCAGAACGAGAACAGCTTTCATGCTTCTCCTTTCCCATTCTTCGGAGAAGTGCCCCCAGGGAATTTCGAAATCCCGGCCCACCGATTAAGAGTCGGTTGCTCTGCCTCTGAGCTACAGGGGCTTAAAGGTGCTGCGTTCCCCCAGCAGGATTCGAACCTGCGATTTTCAGCTTCGGAGACTGACGGCCTGTCCGCTGGCCCATGAGGGAAAGGTTGGGGTGGCTTTGTTTCATGTCGCAATAACAAGCAAGGCCGCAGATCTCCTGCGGCACCATACGCCACCCCGCGCTGCTGTCTAGTCTGGGGCTGAAGGCCCCGGCGAGGACAGCGCCGCAGTGCCCCTGGAAGGAGTCGAACCCTCATCCGCACCCTTAGGAGGGGTGTGCTCATCCGTTGAGCTTCAAAGGCTTGAAGACGCATGCCGCCCTAGTTGGATCGGGGAGCTTGACAGCAGGTGTACCAACATCACTTATGCCTGCTGAACTTGCGGTGCGTCGGCCACATAGTGTCCTCGGCAGGATTCGAACCTGCATTCCTCCCGTTAGAAGCGGGACGCCGTATCCGTTGGGCTACAAGGACTTACCCCGGCTTTTTTAAGGAAAGCCGGTAAAAACCGCCCTGACGTCATGGGCCAATGCGTCTTTATCAGCTTGTACTTCACTGACGTCGCATTCGTTCGAGCCCCAGCGGAGAGTCGAACTCCGGACCTCTTCCGTACCAAGGAAGTGCTCTACCTGACTGAGCTATAAGGGCAAGACGGGGATGGGTGGGGATGCGAGTCGTAGCCCACCCCCATCGGGTGACTGGTGAGATTTGAACTCACGAATGACCACATTCACAGTGTGGCTCCTGAGGCCTCCGGATCAGTCACAGAGGAAGAAGCAGGATTCGAACCTGCGAGACTTTCGCCTACCCGATTAGCAGTCGGGTCCATTAAACCGCTCTGGCACTCTTCCCGGAAGTGCACACCCAACCCGCTAGGTCGAGCTGGGTGTGCACAGTGGACCGGACTGGATTCGAACCAGTATCTGCTTCGATGTCAACGAAGCGCTCTCCCGTTAAGCTACCGTTCCTTGGCTGGGGGAGCAGCCTACCCTGACTGCCCCCCCAAATTTTGAGACCAGGATTTGAACCTGGACTTCCTGTTTCATATACAGGCGCTCTACCAAAAGAGCTTTCTCAATGGGTTCATACACTCACCGACGGCGTTTAAAAGTCGCAGATCATTATGAGAGACATGTGTCCTGCCACTAGACGACCGGGCCATGATTGGAGGCCCGACGGGGGTTCGAACCCCGGCCCATATAACACTGCCTGCGACTGGTCGATTCGGTGAAGGAACTTTGGTTGAAACTGGAGCAATAGCTTGAACCTGATAGTGTTTCGTGGCTATACCACTGGCCACCGGCCTTCAATCAACTTGAGCTTCAGCTTGTGCTCCACCCGGTCAAGCCGGGCTGCTTATCACGAAGCCGGGGCAGCTCCGAAGAATACGTAGGACAGGATCGGCTCGCCGACCTTGCAGTCCACAACCGGGGTGTTGTTGGCGTGCTCGCGAGCCTGCTTCACCGCTTCGGTCAGCTCCGACACCCGAGCCAACATCGCCTTGACTTCCTTCTGCGGCACAGCACCGGAGAACTTCATCGTGGTCCAGTCGCCGACGACCACATCCTCGTAGTACAGCTCAACCTGAGCCGGGTGCTTGTCCGTGGCTTCCGCCTTGACGTGATTGCGGGGGATCTTCTTCGTCCGCACCGTAAACACCGGGTCAGCTGACCACACGCCTTCCTCCGTTGACTCCGACCAGATCTCAGCCGGATCGAGCAGTGGAAGCTTCATGACCAAGGTACGGATGTCAACCAGCTGCTTCTCCACGAACAGCAGCGTCGACACAGGAACCCGCTCAACCAGTATGGTCCCATCGGCCAGGACGATGTCGGCCTTAGCGACCTGGTTGGTGGTGTCCAAGGTAGCGGTCAGGTCGAACAGCTTCACCAAAGCTGCCTTCACCGTATCCATCACCTCGGGGACTCGCACCTGAACCCGGCTGGCTTCGCCGGGCAGCTGCTCCCCATCCTCGCCGCGAGGCCGATACACCCGGGTCAGACCGGTCAGCAGGGGGCCTTTCTGCAAAACGTGGTAAGCGTCGGTGACGACTCTGTTCGTGTCGGCTCTGACCGTCTTGTTGACGGCGATGATCTGGTTCAGCTTTGCCACTGTGACTCCTACTCAGTTTGATTACGCGGAAGCTAGGAGGGTCGAACTCCTACGGGTTTCCCCCAACTGTTTTCAAGACAGCGGCCGACGCCAACTTTCGGCTGGAACTTCCAAAGGGAACGCAGGTATGGCAACCCGCCTAGAGACGCGGGCTTTGATGACCATCCTTGGGGGTGGGGACCCGTGGATCTCATTCAACGGCACCCCTTTAACGTTCCACGTACTTGGGCTCAGAGTTGAACTGAGATCTCCCTGCTTATCAGGCAAGGGCTCTGACCGGTTAAGCTACCCAAGCTCAAGAACCCCAGGTGAGTCAGCGCGCCTGCTCACCTGGCCGTTCCTGGGTGATCATTGTGACCAGCGGCTAACCCGTCCGCTTGAATTCGTCAGCTGATCGCCCGGCTTGAAAGCCTTCCCCCAGCTGAATGGTCGTGGACCTGCACAGAGTCGAACTGTGCGCCTCCGCAGTGCCATTGCGGTGCTCTACCAATGAGCTACAGGCCCAGTTGGGTGAGGACAGCGCAGGCCCCTCAGCCCTCAGGACGTTACCGTGATCTGGGTCCTCACCCAGTCCTCCCAGTCAGGTTCGAACTGACGGCCTTCCGATTATGAGTCGGGTGCTCTAACCGGCTGAGCTATAGGAGGATCTGAGCCCCAACGAGGAGTTGAACCCCGCTCTCCGATTTACAAGATCGGTGCATCGATCCGCAATGCTTCAAGGGCGTTGTGCTGGTGGGGACAGTCGGGCGTACGATGGCTTTCCATCCCCACCGGCGTGACATGCTTCGCTCCAACATCTTGCATACGGCGCGCTCGGAACTGGCGCATGTCAAGCCGTGCGTCCAGGACGAGTCGAACGTCCGCGCCTCGGGCTTCAACCGAGTGCTCTGCCAACTGAGCTATGGACACTTGAGCCGACAAGACGGGTGGAATGGCACATCCGCACGACTGGATGATGTTCCCGCCTTGTCAGCAGCTCCGTCGCCCAGATTCGAACTGGGACCTTTCGTCTTAACAGGACGATGCCATACCGTTAGGCCACGACGGATCGAAGTTTCCTGTTCGCCTTCCACTGCTTCATGTAGACATTTCTGATGCGTCTACACTTCTCGCAATAGCACCCTTTGACTCCAGTCAGGCCACCACCGTGGCCGACCGTGCTCTCGTTTCTAGTCTTCACTATGTGACACGGCTTGCATCGGAGATCGCATTTGTCGATCTCGCTCCAGAACTTGGCCCGACCCCGAAGGGAGCCGAGAACGTATTCCTTCTGGCTACGGTTACGGTGGTCGAGTTCAAGCTGTTCTGTCGAGCCACAGTCAACGCATTTGCCACCGAGCTTCTCTACAGCCAGCGCCCGCCAGTCGTGGTATCGCTTGAGCATGTAAATCCGCATATGGGCGTTATAGCATTCTCGACAGCGCTTGCCATTGGCATACTTCTCCGCCCACTGCGAACACTTAGAGCACTGCGGCATAGATTAAAACTACACCGCTTTGTCCGTTTCGGCGAGTTTGAGGCAATGATGCAGTTGCGGCAGACCCCTTAGGGAGGGCGTTTATATCAGCGAAACCGCTGAATGACCGCACTTAAGGGCGAATTCGCCTGCCGAGTAAGAACGACTAAGAACTCCACGGCAGGATTTGGACCCCAGTTGACATCATTGCCTTGGTACCCCGAGGGAGATTCGAACTCCCAAATTTCTGATCTTGAATCAGACGCCTATACCATTCGGCTATCGGGGCAATGCCGGGATGCAGAGCAGCTTTGCAGACTAGGCTCTGCGCTGCCCTTTGCCTTCCCTTCAAGGCTTTCACATCCCGGCGCAGTCCCATTCGCACTGGGCTGCTCGTTGAGCAGCAGATAGGTGGCTAAAACCCCAGGTCAGGATTTCTCTATCTGCCGCAGCTCCCCCTCAAGGATTCGAACCTCAACGTCTCCTGATTCAGAGTCAGGCGTGTTTCCATTTACACCAAGGGGGATTGGATCTGCCACCAGGATTCGAACCTAGACTTTCGACACCAAAGGCCGATGTCCTACCGTTAGACCATGGCAGACTATGTGTGGCTGTTCAGTTCTCAAGATATATGTGTACCCCTCGTGAGGGGACCTTACGACTGCGCGCCCATGGTGGGATTTGAACCCGCGCTCTCCTGGTTGACGACCAGGCGCTTTAGACCTGACTAAGCTACAAGGGCATTCAATTGTGTTGCGCACCCCAGCGAGGAATCGGACCCCGGTCAACTGTTTTGGAGGCAGTTGTGCTTCCACTGCACCACTGGGATATGTGAAGTTGTAGGTGGGAAGGCGTGCTCCCTCGTCTTCGCGCTATCCAGCCATCGGGACGATGGAGGTCTTCGCCCAGTCCGCTGCGGTACCACAGGTTCCTGGCTTCCCGTACACCCTGAAGGACTCGAACCTTCGCGTAGCATCGTGTGAGGATGCCGCTCTGCCGCTGAGCTAAGAGTGCTAGTTGGCGACCCAGTTGGAGGGACCGGCCGAGTCTGAAGTCTCCTATTCCAGTCTCGTTCCGAAGTGCACTTCGATGTCACCGTACCCCCGGAGAGATTCGAACTCCCAACCTTCTGATCCTAAATCAGACGCCGCTACCAATTAGGCTACGAGGGCTTGTCGAAGATCATGGGGACCCCTGGCTACCCCTCAGGCCAGAGCATGATCTTCGAACGTAGTCCCACAGAGAATCGAACTCTGTCCCCCGGTGTGAAAAACCGAGATGCTAACCAATACACAATGGGACCATTCAGTTGTCATGGGATCATCATCGCGCGGTCTCAACCCCGCAACACCTTAGGCCAGTTGAGTGGCGGTCGGTGCTGCTGAAACCAGCTTGCAATCTGGCTCCAGCGCAATGACTAGGCATTTACCCGTCTCCAAAGCAGGATTCGAACCTGCGGCCTCCGAGTTCGTAGCCCGGCGCTCTATCCGACTGAGCTATATGGAGTTGGGGAGCCAGGATCCTACCCGTGGAAGATTTGATCCTGGCTTCCGTGGAGTCACAGAGAATCGAACTCTGCGGGCCGATCTTGCAAAGATCAGCTGTGCCCTGCACTAACCCCTTGCTAAGTAGCGGGTGTCCGATTTGCACGGCCCCTTCGGATTATGAGCCCGACGTGGTACTACTCCACTACACCCGCTATGGCATCGGAGCCCGGGAGTGCATGCCCGGCTCACCCCTGCCCATCCCCTGGGCAGGACTCCTCCGCGTCGGGTAGACAAGAATCGAACTTGCCAATGTCCTGGTCCCAAACCAGGCGGCCCACCTTGGACCCACTACCCGTCATATCAGCCAGGGCTTTCCAGGGAAGACCTGGGGAGACCTTTGGATCGCCCTGACTGACAAGAACGACTCTACCCCATCACCCCGATGTGCTGTCAACCCAGATTGGGAAGTTTCTCAAGGATGATACTTGACCTGCGAAGACTTGCCCAGATCGGGATCCTGGGGGTCAGCTTCCTGTTCAAACAAAACTCTGACCTCGTCGGCTCGGATGCGCACACCGCCAGTCGGGGTGGCCACATTGCCAAGCTTGCCGTTCTTGACCCAGCTGTACACCGTCTTGACATCCACTCGGAAGAGTTCGGCAACTTCACGAGCCGTCATCAGCGGGTGCTCAGCCATGTCAGACCTCCGGGCTGCCAAACCCAGCGAGGCGCAGCAGCCGGGTCATTTGATCTAATGTAGTTACGTTATACCACAATGTCCGATCTTTGACCCCTTTAGGGGAAATCTCTACCACGCCGAACCTGGCCTGGCCTTGGAAGGTCTTCAGCTGCCTCATTGCCATGGGCAGACCCAGATTGACCTGATGGCCGAGCAGCTTCGCCCGGTGCAGCTCGCTGCGATCCAGACCAGCGCGAACCCAGAGGTAATCAAAGCCCATTGAGCCGCACATGTAAGCCTCTTCGCAGCCAAGGTACATCCCAGCCCACCAGTCGCCCACTCGGGTCACACCGACGCCTGGGGGCTTGGCAACGACTATGCCGAAGTCGGCTCCGGCATTGACCCGCTCAGTCTCAGCTTCCCGCAGCCACTGGGGCCAGTGTGAGACGGCATAATTCTTAACCTCAAATACGAGACCTATGCATCCCGTTATGTCGCCTTTGTCATGCTTGCCCTGCAACGCCAGGCGCTCAGCATGAGGCCAGCCGTTCTTGCGCAAAAAAGACACCACAGCCGTCTCAGCCGTGGTGCCTTTGATCTTAGGCTTATTCATCTGTGCAGTTTAGTCTGGATCGTCTATCACCAGGACATAGCCGCGCGGGTGGTCTTCCTCTTCCATCAAAGCCAGGTAAGGACGAAGCCCCACAACCTGACAGTAAGCGTCCAAAACGCGCAGGCTGGGCGAGGAGTGACCCGATTCCATGGAACTGACGGTGGCTCGGGCGATATCACCCTGCTCGGCCACCTTGGCCTGACTCAGACCAAGGTGCAGGCGACGCCGGATGAGTCTCTGGATCAGCGGATGCGTTTTAGGGTTCCTGGTGGTGGGCACCTGACTCCCTCGGAAACTTGTCGTCGGCGTTGATCAGCATGGCTTGCAGGAACAGCGGAACATCTTCGGGGAGCATGCCTTTAGCTACCAGGTCCAAGGCCATTCGCTTGATCATGTCCTGACCGAACTCAGTGGCCCACATGGGATGATCAGCTTGCAGCTCTTCAACAGCGGGTAGAAGATCTTCAATCTGCATCATGCCAGTTTACCGCTCAACGGATGCTCATTTGCGCTTCTCCGACTTCGCGATCCTGATATCCGAATCCACCAACCGCAGCATGATCCGATGCGCATCATCCCAGCTGTGCGTGTCAACAACACCACGGCCGGGACGGCGCAGCCTCCACCTGCCATCAACCTTACGAAGGCTGATCTTCTCAATCACTGTTTGGCCTCTCATCCCAACCACAATCTGGGTGCGCATCGCATTTGCAACGCTGCTCTGGACCGACTTCCCGGACCCCTCTGATCCGATGGTATTCAAGGGATTCGCACCCACATCGGGGACATTCATCGAGCATCATTTCCTCCCCAGCGCCACGCGGATCAGCCGCAGCAGAGTCCATGCAGCTGCTACGCCACCCCATGCGGCCAGAAAGTTTGGGGCTGGGATCTGGGGATAACCGCTGTGGAGAGCGCCCATGCCTAACATCAGGACAAGGCCAGCCGTGGCCGTAAAGATCAGCATGAAAAGCATGTTCGCCACGCAGCCCGCCAGCTCAGACCTCTCGCCTTTCTGGTCCACCATCACAGGACCTTGAACGGACGCTTCTGGAACGGCTTGAGCAGGCCCGGGTGAGCCGATTTCAGCGCCTCCTTGTCCAGAACTTCAGTGGTGGTGGGGATGAGGAACTGCTGGTAGATGTCCGGGTTGGCGTCACGGAACTGAGCCCAGGCGTAGTCGTCAGCCGGAGACCAGTAGATCACTTTCGCCCCGTTGATCAGACCGACCTCAGCATCTTTCATCGCACGTTGGATTTCAGCTTCCAGCTTGTCGGCGAAGGCTTTCATCTCGGCGATGTCTTGGCGAGCCTGCTTGAGCTGCGCATACTTCGCAGCGATGCGGTCGAGCTTTACGCTTTCACGGTTGTCAACCTTGATTGCCATCATCGACTCCTTTTGTTAAATGCTCACCACAGTGGCTCATCGTAGGGTTCTGGCTTTACGGCGGGGATGCGTCGGCCACGGGCGTGATCTGGACATAAGGCGATGCTGCCCACGTGGCCACCTAAGGTCATACCAGCCCATGTGTGCCAACCAGCTGCCCTCGCCGAGTTCTCAGTGGCTTGCATCGTTGAACCCGCGAGGCGAAGCGCTTCGCAGGCTGGGTATGAGCACGTGATGTCCGGAACCGCCAGTGACATCGTCCAGCCTCTCGACGTAGCGGAACAGCTGCTTGTTCGCTTCGCCGCAAAGATCTAGAAGCTTGTCCTGTTCGTCCACCCTTTTGGCCAGTTCAGTATACCGGTCGTCGCGGGGGAGCAGAACCTCAAAACAGAACATTATCAAGGCCCCGGTGGCTATCAGGTTGAAAGCGGCCAGGACCAGAGCGATGGTGACTACGGTTTCCATTCAGCCAGCAAACCGGTGTGATGCCTTGAAACCTAGCTGGCGCGGAGCGCGTACGTCGAGACGGTGCCTAGCCCCATATTCGATCTTCGGCCTGAATGTGCGCCAGTTCCCTATGAGTAGAGCGCTGGCGAGAACGATGCTGGCGATGGCAAGATTCGCGACGAACCCGAACATTGACTCCTACCTTTCCCTTGATGTAGAGACCCTAGGCGGATTCGAACCGCCGTGAGCAGCTTTGCAGGCTGCCGCCTGTCCTCTCGGCCATAGGATCGTTGAGCTGTCAAACTTTGACGCTGGTGCCGCCGATTGCCATGATGTTCAGTTTCGCCATCTCGTATTGCAGTGCCCCCATGATGGCTGTCGCCTTTGCGTACTTCATCGTAGCCTCAGCGGCGATGGCCGAATGCCCAAGAAACCACTTGTTGTCCCCGATACCCTCCTTAGCCACCGCGAAGGAGGCAAAGCGGACATCATCGTTGGCCTGCCCTGCCGTTGGGTTGCCTGAATGGCCTCGGCGCTCCCGATTCTCCGACTTCATCCGCCTGACATCATCGCGAGCCGCATAGGCTTCCATGCGCACCCGAGCTGCCTCATTCTCCAGCTCCCGGCCCTGGCGAATGGCTTCGTTGTACTCCCGGAACAGGAATGCAATGCTGGCTTTGATCTCTGCCCGTGTTGCCATCTTTGATCACCTCTAGCATCTGTGTCGACTCGAACAAGTGAGCATTGCGGGCCTGCAACATGCCCAGCATGGTTTCCAGTGGAATGTAAGGCTGAAACTCCACATCGTACTCAGGGCCGTGCAGCTCATCCCAAGGTTCGAAAACCAGATCCTCAGCGCGCCAAGGGTTTTTCGTCAAATTCCGTACGAATCGTATCTCCAGTGAACTCAGCTTGCGATGCAGCTGCTCATACGGGCCGACGAGCTGAGGATCGCTGGTGCTCATGGGATGGGTTCGGCTTCAGGTGGGATGGGAACCTCGGGGTGCTCGTCGACATAAGTCTGACCCGCCTCGTTCAACTCCACCCACTCGACCGGGGAGTTGCAGAGACAATCTCCGACTGAGCACCGGCAGGCAGACCCGCAGGTTTTGCATGTCCTGCGACACTGATCGTGCAGCCCGTGGATGCAGTAGGTGCTGGTGTAGTGGGGATACCGACGCAGCTCATTGGCTTCCATTACGGCCCTGTCGATATTGCGCATCCGTTGCAGCTCAGCTTCCAGCTCAAGCATCCGTGCCCGAAGCTGATCGTTTTCAGTCCGAGTGCTCAGCGGTTCCAGCTCCACCAAGCAAGCATTGGCCTGCGCCAGCTCGGCCCGCAATCCAGTCATCAGCAAGCGTGTACCATTCAGCTCAGTGAACAGAACGTTGACGCTGTTTACCTGACGATCGTAGGCGGCTCGCAGCTGCTGAAGATCTTCGTTGACCGACTGATACTTGCGCTGGTTAATGTCAGCCTGCCTGATGGCCCGATCACGTTCAAGGCGCTGGATCTCCAGCTCCGCCTGGAACTCGACTAGAGTTTCAGTGATGCGATCGCTGACCTGCCTGAGGATCTTGTTGTAGATCTCGATGTCGCTCATGCGCTCACCAAAGCCAGCTCGTCAAGCCAGTCAGCGCACTGGCGCATCGTGGTCAGGACATAAGCCTGATCTGTGGCCACGATGTCGTTCCAGACTACGGCCAGCATGCCGGTGTACTTGCCGAAGGCAATCAGGGCCAGGGTGTAGCGGTCATCAAACCCTGTCTCGCCTTGCGGCCCCCCGCCCGTGGCCCGAACTATCGCCTCGATAAGGCAGATGCGCCCTCGTTCATCGGCGTACGTTTCCTGAGTCCAGCCGGTCTTTTCGACCAGATCAGCTGCGGCGCGGATGTCAACAGCGGCTTTGGCGCGCTGGGTGGGGTTGAGCTGGTAGAGCAGTCCTTTGCGATCCACGGGTGACTCCTGAGGGCTGAAGGGGTTCTGGCTCCCCCCTGACCTGCACCGAGATCTCGGCTCTAGTGCAGGCCCGGGGGCTTACCCCTCACCCTAACCGGGTAAGGATTCCTCTGTCAATATCCTGCCAACGCTGAACTCCCAGAAGTTTGAGCTTCTTACGCTGCCGATCGGAGAAGCCACCCCACACGCCGAAACGATCATCGAACTCCATGGCCCAGTCGAAACACTGTGCCTGTACAGGACAGCGTCGGCAGATCCTCTTGGCATCCCGCGTACTCCCGCCCTTCTCCGGATACCAGACCTCCGGATCCACACTGGAACACGCAGACAACTCGGTCCACGGCTGCGGTGGGCTAAACGGCAATAGAGCCACTGATGATGGCTTCCTTGAACGCATCCCACTCATCCTGATTGACAACAATCGTCTGATTGTCACCGGTGGTGCCCAAGGCAATCTGGCCACTGGGCAACCTCAGATACCGGATGCAGTGGCCTGCCTCGCATGGCACCACCATCCACACCGACTTGTTATCGTTCACTGATTCCTCCTTCGTCACGATACTGATACCCCGGGTCGTCGATCAGCACCAGCTTCTTACCGCAGGCCGCCGCCAAAGCTATGGCGTTGAACAGGATCGGGGATGATCTGCCCATCAGCCATGAGGAAACCTGCGACTGGGATCGTCGTGTCGCGTCAGCCAGATCATTCTGCCCCAGCCCTTTGTCCTTTCGGATCTGGTTGAGTTGCAGCATCAGGGCTTGTGATTGTTCGTTGGGTGTCACCACGACTCCTTCGGTTCCTTCAGTTCCCACACGGGTATTTCCAGGCTTTTAGCATAGGCGACACAATCGCGGGTCCCCCGGGACTTGTTCAGGTGGACGTCGAGTAGGCAGGCGATGAGGTAGTTGGGCTGAAACTGGTTGATCATTCTGCGGTTGCGCAGAGGGCCTTGCTCCTTGCCGCCGATCCAGCTCCCGTCGGAGTGACGGGGGATTTCGAACCGCTGGTAGTGCAAACCCCAGTGCTTGCAGTAATCCCAGGTGATGTCGTCCGTACCTGTTGGGCAATCACCGAAGGCAACCTCAAAGGATTCATACCGTTCGGCACATTTCATTCTGGTGTAGTTGAGAGCAGCGACCAACCTGATCCGATCAGTCCAATCTCGACTCCCGGTGATCGCAATTCTCATGCTCCACCGCTCATCCTGGAAGGGAGGGGATCAGAGGTCATGGGGTCTATCCCTCCAGTGTAGATAGATGGCTGGTAGCAGGATCGCCGTGCAGAAGATGCTGCCCCAGCTCGGGGCGTGTTTGATAATGCTGGCGATGGCGGCAGAGCCGTGGTAGGAGGTCAGGGATGTGAGCAGGGCTGCGATGTAGATGAAGTTCAGGCGTTCACGTTTCATGCGAATCTCTCTATCGCAGACAGGCCCAGTAGAAGCAGAGAAATGGCAGCCAGAATGGCGACGATGCCCCAGCCTCGCTGATTGGAGACCAGTAGCACAGCCCCGAAGGCTGCAAGGCTGGCCATGCAAGCGATCCAGCCCAAGAACCCGGCGATAATGGGGATAGAAGTCCAACTCATCGGATCTGTCCCACCATGACACCCATGCCGAACACAATGAGCCCGCAAGTGAGGACAGCGAAGATGACAGTCAATTCCCGCCTGTCATCCATAAATGTCTCAACAGCTTGCGATCCAAGAAGGACGATTGTGGCCATCCACACTATGCCCACCAAAGCCCCGACTGCAATCTCCCAGTCCACGTCAGCCCACAATCAGCTGATAGCCAGCGGTCATTGCAGTTGAGGCGGTGAGGATGAAGCCGACAGCCCAGACGGCACAGTTGCCTCCACCTTTCTTGCCGCCACCTCCGCCACCCTTACTTGGACTGCCGCCCCGACTGATGGAGCTGTAGCGGGAACTTCGGTGACCCGACATGCCACCACCGCCGAAACCGCCTGGTTTACGCTGCCCTGGAATGGCCATTACCAGATCTCCGCATCTCGATCACGTTTGGTGAACTTGTGGGTGAACCTGGTGAGCCACCACAGTCGAGGCCGCTTGGGTGGATTCTTTCGCCGGGCCAGGATCTCCCAACGCCACATATCCCTGATGGCATACTGTTCACCTTCCCGGCAAACGAAGCCCAAGCCGTGTATGTCGACGAAGCCATAGCGGCTCATGAACGTGCCGAAGCCGCTGCCGGACAGGCCATAGTGGCTGCCGGACAGGTGCTGCTCAATCTGCCCGACGACACAAAGGTTTCCATGAATCATGTCCAGCGTGCGCAGATCAACCCAGTCCCACCAGCCGTAGTGTTCACGGTCCAACCATTGGGCTCCCGCAGCGACCCTGGGATGCTGCGCTGAGTCTATCGGCTCTATCCCTACCATCAGTTCCACCTCCAAGGCCACCAGCGTGCACGTGAGGGCTTGTGGATTGGCTGTATCGTGGCGGCCCCGGTGCTCAGATCATTCGGGACTATGTCCACCTGCCCCTGGAACCACAGCTGCCTGACCAGGATGATCGACTTCCAAGCATCCTGAAGATATTGATATTCCCCGACGAACCCCAGAATCTTTCGATCCCCGAAAGGCATGGAATGGCGGTCTTCGACGAACCTCACATAGAATTGCTGGGGATCGCAAATGTACCCATCGGTCGCGGTGCTCAGCTTGTGTTCAATCTGGGCAGCGACACAGCAAGATGATGACCACATGTCCAGGCGCTCCAGGTCGATCCAATCCCACCAACCCGGGTACTTCTCATCAAGCCACCTGACTCCGAATGCCACAGCCTCGTGAGCCCGTTCGGTTTCGGTGAGAATGCCTTGTGAATCCATGCCGAATCCTTTCCTACTTCAGGTACAGAACTTGGGTGCCCAGCGGCAGATGCCGGTTCGTCGACTGGGACTGGACGAAGATCTTGAACGGCGGATGGCCTGAAGAATCCTTCGGCATCGGACGGACCCGAGCGTCATGGTCACCCAAGCCGATGAGCTGACGGGCAGCCTTGCCGACATATACCTTCGACGTTGCCCGCTCGACCACGGCCACACCCTTGTTGCCGCTGATCTTCTCCGACTTCACCAGCTCGTAGTAGGCCTTACCCAGCTCATATGGCCGTCCCGTGGAACGGACCATGGCTGAGATCTCCACGCAGGCCATGCCGTCAGGGTTCTTCTTCGTCTTACGACCCGACATGACGACCGGGATGGTGCCGTCGGAGACAGCTGGGAACAGGAAGAACTTGTCCGGATCCAATGCGCTCAAGCCAGCGGCTGCCACAGTTTGAGCATTGACTTGCTGGGCAGAGCCAGCGAACAGGGTCTTCGATCCTCGGTTGCCCATGGTGCGGTTGACCATGTAGGTGTTCATGGCCACGGCGACCTTCTCCCCAGCCTCCGCTACACCTGTTGCCGAGTTGGTATCCCAGATTTCAATGTTGCCCGTTGGGAACCCGAAAGCAGCGGCATCGAGCTTGCCGCGCACGTTAGGCACCAGCACCGCAACAGTCCAGTTCTCCGGCTGACCTGCCAGCAGGTTCTGAAGCTGAAAGATCGACGACCGGGAAGCGTTCTCCTGCCCGTCGGTGAGGACGAAGGTCAGGAACGCGTGGTCGCCATACAGTTGGCAGGTCTGCGCCAGATCTTCCTGCGACTTGATCGTCGCATCACGTAGGGCTGTCTGCCCGCGTACCCAGTACAGCTTCTCGATCGATGGCAGGCGCAGCACATCCTTGTCGAAGATGACGCATTCCACCTGGCTGTCGAAGACGTAGACGGTGACCCGGGTTTCCTGGTCCAACTCTTGGGAACGCTTCGCCAGCCAGGCAATCTGCCCGTCGACGACAGCGATCAGGTCACGCTCCCGACCTCGCATGGATCCTGAGCCGTCCAGGACGAGGGCGACGTGGTTGATCAGGTTTTGGTTCAGCTTGTTCATATGACTCCTCGGCAGATATCAGGCGTGCTGGAACTTCGTGATCGTACCGTTCGCACCCGAATCGGGCTAGCCCTGCCTGACGGCCCAGTCACAGGCGATGGTGTGGTTCGGATGAGCGACAGGTTCCCCGGGGTGTTCAAGGGTTCCATCTGTGGTTCCG